AGGGGTTCGATTCCCCTAGGCTCCACTCTTTTCGACGCAGGTCAGGACACGTTTCCGTGATCTTGACAGGCTCGCGTCCACGAACCGTGTCCACGAAAGTGGACACGGTTCAGCGGTTCACCGTGATCTGAGGGGATTTCGGCGCACGACCCATCGAGGATTCGCGATGTCTGCCGCCACCCCCAAGAAGCGCACGCACACCCCCCGCCCCCGTCCACGCAAGGACGGCACGGTGGCATGGCAGGTGCGCTACACCATTACCCGCGCCGGTCGTCCGGTCGCTACCTCGCAGGTGTTCGACGACGAGGTCGCCGCCGCGCGCTGGGCTGGCCTGCTCGACCGTGTGGGCCCCGAGCGCGCCGAGGCGATCCTGCTCGCGCAGCTCGGCGTCGAGGCCTCGCCGACGATCACGGTCGCCGATTGGCTACGCCGTTACGCCGATCGGCTCCAGGGCGTCGAGGACGCCACCCGGGCGCGGTATCACCGCTACATCGACCTCGACGTGGCACCGTTCTTCGGCGACCTGCCAATCGGTGCGTACACCGAGGATCTCGATGCGGCATGGGTGCTGTACCTCGCCACCGAGGTCTGCCACCGCCCCGGCCGCGCTCCTGGCAACTCACCGAAAACCGTGCGCAACAAGCACGGGTTCGTCAGCGAGGCGATGGCCGCCGCCACGCGGCACCGGCCCGAACCTCTGGTGCCGTCGAATCCGTGCGCACACACGCGCCTGCCGCGCGTTCACGGCCGCCGCAGGGAGTTCTTCACCTCCGCCGAGTACGAGCTGTTCGAGGCGCTGCTGCTGCCCAAGTACCGGCCGATGCTCGAGTTCATGGTCATGAGCATGTGCCGTCCGGGCGAAGTGTTCGCGCTCACCGTGGGCGACATCGACCGCGAGACCGGCGCCGTCTCGATCGACAAGGCGTGGAAGTACGCCGACGGCCGCCGGGTTCTCGGTGCGCCGAAATCCTCACGCGGCGTGCGCGTGACGTATGTCCCGCTCGAGACGATCGCACGCCTGGACCTCGAGCGCCCGCGCGACGAGCTGCTGTTCGCCACCGGTGCCGGGACGGCCTTCACGGTGACCGGGTTCTATCGGCAGGTGTGGATGCCCGCCATGCGCCGCCTCGACGCACTGGCCGACGACCAGCGACCCGGCCGCGACCTGTTCGGCCGGATGGCGCACTGGGAGGGCGAGACGCCCGCGCAACTGCTCGACCGCATCGGCCGCGGCGTCGTCGACTCGTTGCTCGGCAAGTGGGTGACCCCGTATCTGGCTCGCCATACGGGGATTTCGTGGCGTCTGCAGGACGGCGTGCCGATATGGGTGGTCTCGCGCGACGCCGGGCACGAGTCCGTCACGACCACCGACAAGAAGTACGGGCACATCGACAACCGGGCCAGCCTCGCCGCGGCCGAGCGCGTCGGCGGTCGCCTGCCGTCACTGCGGCACACCGTCGTGGATTTGGAGATGGCGACGCGCCGCCGCCTCGTCCGGGCCGGACTGCTCGGCGAGATCGACCGCACCGGCGAAGGATTCAAGGCCGTGTGGATGGACGCCGACGGCGTGGTGCACTCGAGGCTGTTCACCGACTACGCGGTTGCGGTCGAGCACGTCGCGCTGCACGAGGCGGGGGACCCGGCCGATGTCGCTGCGTAGCTGGACGTTTCATTTCATGACAGGTGCAATGAAATGAAATTCAGTGCAGGCCACTGCCGTTTTCCGACCGGGCACGACTCGGTGTGTGGCGTACCGATCCCGTCGCGCGCCGGGCCCGGCCGCCCGCCCGCGTACTGCGCGGACCCTGAGCACAATCCGGTGCGCGCACACCGCGCCGCGAAGCGGTACGCCAGCGCGGTCGAGCGCGAGGTCGAGCCGACCGAGATCGAACGCCTGGCCGCTGATCTCGAGCGAGCCCGGGCGCTCGTCGCCGAGGCCGAGCGGGCCCGCCATGGTGCCGAGCGCGAGGCGCACGCGGCACGGCGTGAGCGTGACGCGGCGCTGGCGCTGCGTGATCTGGCGCGCGAGGAGGCCGCCGAGGTGCGGACCGAGGCGGTGGAGAGAACGGCGCGGATGCGGCAGGAGTACGACCGCGAGGTCGCTGCGGTGGCGGCCGTCGCCGATGCTGAAATCGCCCGTGCTGCAACGGCGCAAACGCTCGGCGTACATCGGCCCCGTCGAGTCGGATAAACCCTGGTGTCGGGGGCGTGCCGGACACGCCCCGACACGTCGCCGAGGCCCTGCCGGATGGTAACGATTATGTTTCCTCTCGAAACCGACGTACCGGCCTCGATGGTTCTAGCTACGCTGACGTTACCCATTGGTCTTGCGACTCGGGCGAGGGATTCCGTCTCGGATGCCGAAGTTCTGACGCCCAGTAGTATCGAACGTATGTTCGAGTAAGCAAAGTTGGGGGCTTACGACCGGTGGATCGACGAACGATCGAGGGTGTGGCACATGGGGCAACGCGGGGTACGGCGAAATACGGGTGAGCTGGGCGACTTGATCGCGAACGCAGCGAACATGCGGGCGGCGCGATTCATCCTAGAAGTGCAGTCGCGCGGGCATGATCCGGTCGCGGTGCTCGACGTGCTGCCTCTACAGCTCGACGCCCTGGGCCACTTCTAAGAGCTCGCCCATGGTGACGCCGAGCGCGGTGGCGATGTGATGCATCTGCGTGACGGTCATCGTCGCCTGGCCCTTTTCGATGCGGCCCATCGTGCGCTTACTCAGGCGTGAGCGCTTGCCGAGTTCCTCCTGTGACCACCGCTCGCGGTGGGTCACACGCAGGATCCGCACCGCCTCGCCGAGCTGGCGATCGAGTAAGGCGGCGGCCTCGTCCATAGGGTCGGTCTGGTCGTCCCGGCGGCCAGAGTCGGCTCCTGCTGTGTCCATGAGGTCCATTTAAGGGCCAAATCTGACCAATGGGCAAGTAGCCATGTTGCGACTGCCTATTGTGCGAAAGGTTGCCGAGGGGTGCCCGAATGGTGTCCGATCGGTCACCTAATGGGCACACTATGGCTTGCCAGGTGCCAAAGTTGGCCCTATTGTGGTCAATATGGTCACTTCAAGTCTCGCCGCCGCGACCGTCGTGCGCCACGCCGTCGCCACGGCGGACCGCACCGAGGCGTCCGTCGCGCGGAGTGCGCGCATCGCTCGCAAGACCTGGCAGCGCCGCATCCAGGGAAATTCGCCGTTCACCGTGGCTGAGTTGTCGCGCATCGCTTCGGTGCTCGGCACCCGGATCAACGACCTGGTCGATGCGATCGCGAGCGAAACGGCGGGAACCTCGGGCGATGACCTGCGGCTGTACACGCTGGCCGAGGTGGCCGAGCGTCTACATGTCACTGAGGACTGGCTGCTCAAGCGCGTGAGGTCGCGCGCGGTGCCCGCCCGTAGATCCGCCCGCAAGTGGACGTTCGCCGCTGACGACATCCGAGCGGCCATCGACTACATGGCCGCCCACAGCGACGACGCCGAGGCGTCCGAAGTTAGCCAAGGCGGTGCCTAAGCATGTCTGCCGCAGAGGAATTCGAGACATTCGCTCTTGACGAGGTATGCGCCTTGACGGGCGCGCCGTCGCCCGACTGGCTGTATCGCCGAATCGCCTCGGGCGAACTGACCGCCGTCCTCGCGGGCCGATCCTGGCGCATGACGCGAAGCGACATGGTCAAGGTCGTCGACCTCATGCGCGCCGCCGCCGAGCGCGAGCTCGCCGAGCGGGCCGAGCGGGCCGAGCGCCCCACCGATCGGCCGGCCACCGGCCACACCGCCACCCGCACCGCCGCGCCATCGGCCGCCGGCCTGAGCAAGCGCAGCGCCGCCCGAATGAAGCGACGACAACTCACCTGACTTCCCCGGGGCGGCGCGCGCCGATGCCGCCCCGGGGCTGCGTGACCGATCGACGGACCGCCGGGTGCCCCCTCACACCCGAAATCGACCGGCCGCGCACCTACCCACCTACCCACCGCAACGAGAAGGAGGACCCGATGGGCCGGGTCGACACCCACGATCGCGATCCCGAGCGTGCGCGCCAGCGCCGTATCGGCGTCGCGTTCGGCGACATGGCGCCCGGCCTCGATATCGCACGCACGGCCGTCGCCGTGCTGCACCCCCCGAAGACCAAGAACGCCCCGGCCGAATGCGACTCGGCCGGGGCAGCGATTCCCGCATGAGAACCAAGGAGATGCTACCGATGCTGTGGCACACCCTCAACGTCGACCGGACGACCGGTCGACCCAAGCACGCGATCGGCGTGGCGACCCTCACCGTCGCCACCCTCGTCGCCGTCCTGACCGCCGAGCGCACCTCGCGCCCGGCCCGACGCCGCACGTTCGGCTCGTCGATGGCGTGGCAGCCCGCCGCGGACGTGATCCGCAACGCCCTCGTGCTGCCCGTCGAGGCCGATCGGCCGAGGCCTGCGCCGAAACCGACGCCACCGCCACTGATGGTGCTGGGGCCGAAACTCGCACCGCCGCCCGCTATTCGGCCGGTCGCTGACCCGCCGCCCGCCGACCCGACGCCCACGGTGCCGCTGCCGGTGCCCGCCGATCCGAAGCCCACGGTGCCGATGCGCCGGGCCGAACTCATGGAACTCGACACCGTGCCGCTTCACCGCGCGCCGGGCGGCCGGTTCGCGACCCGTTCCCAGAAGGGCGGCCGGTGATGGGACCGTACTGCAAGTTCTGCGACCACCGGTGCTTCGTCCCGGATCCGTCCGGCGGGCCGATCATCCTCGCGACCTGCCCGGCCGGGATGCAGCACGATCTCAAGTCGGCCGGATACGACATCGACCTCGCCCGCATCTTCGCCGCGACGACGGCCGCGGTCGACGCGCTCGTCGCCGCCGAGGTTCGGCCCCGGACGACGGCCGCCCACTTCGCACAGCTCGCCGCCCGCCTGCGTACCGACGCCGCGGCGACGATCGACGAGGCCGGTGTGCATCGGTCCGACGCGACGGCCGCCGAAAGTCTCGCGCAGCTGCTCGCCGCGGCCGTGCTGCGCGCCGCACGTGCCGTGCAGGACCGTGACCGCCGGGTCGGCGAGGCCGCCGACCGCGCGGCATGGGACGAACAGGAACGCGAGCGCCACGTCGACGAGATCGCCCGCCTGAAAGCGCAACTCGACATCGAGCGGGCCCGGCACGACCACGTCGTCGCCCGCCTGCGCCGACGCATCCACTACGGCCGCCGGACCCGGGCAGCCCTGCGCAACACCCATCACCCGACGGGAGATCGCATCGTGAGCGCCTCGACTGCCCGTCCACCCCTGGACGCCGACGCACTCCGGGCCGCGCTCACCCGCGCGACGGCGGAGTTCATCAACAACAGCCACCCCGATTTGCCGTGGTCCTCCTGGGTCAGGATCGACGACACCTTGTGTGGCGGTCCGGCCGTCGACAGCGCCGCCGGAGCGCAGGCCTGGGCCGAGCGCCTCGGCCTCGAGCCCGTCGCCGCGTACCTGCCGGGCATGGTCCGGTACGAGGGCTCGGTCGAGGGCATCGGAAAGATGGTCGTCTCCACTGTCGCCGACATGGCCGCGTACCGCGCCGGACTGGACGCGATCATCGAGGGTCACAGCCGGACGGGCGGTGCACGATGAGCGCCTTGCCCACCCAACCGTCTCTCACCGGCGAGAGCTGGGAAGTCGTCGAGACGGGCCGCGCACGGGCCGCCGAGGTGGTCGACCGGCTGATCGAGTCCGTCCTCGCCTGCGACTGCGAGCACGACACGGACGGTCTCGTGCATTACGACATCCTGACCGTGCTGAACACGGAGCGCTGGGGCGAGCACCTGGACGTGTTGTCGGCCCTGCTCGCCGTCGCCGTGGCTCGGCTGGCGGTCGCGCAGAAGGCGGGCGAGCGGTGACCCGCCAGGAGCGCCGAGCATCGGCGCTGCACGAATTCTGGGCGTCGTACGGCTGGACGATCGTCTCGTTCCTCGCCCTGTTCGTCGTGACGTGGTTCATCTACTTCGCCGCCCCGGGGGTGCTGTGATGGCACAGGCAGACGAAATCGACGTCATCAAGGCCCCCGAGATAGACGCCACGACCATGCAGGCGGCCCGCCTCGAGGTCGATCGCCGCGCCACCGATTCCGCCGATGCTGCGCTGCTACTGGCAATGCTCGGCCTCGATGGTGCGCCGATGCGGCCGGCCAACCACGCCAAAAACCTGCCCGACATCGAGCGTCCGCCGACCCGGGAGCACGACGGGTATGACGGGGCTCGCGGCGCGCAGTGGCAGGACCGGGCAGCCTGCAAGGGGCGCAACGCCGAGGACTGGTTTCCGGTATCGGAGAACGATTCGGCCGACGCCCCGTGCATGATCTGCTACTCGTGCCCGGTGCGGCTGCAATGCGCCGATTACGCCTATCGGCACCGCAAGGGGCTGTGGGGCATCTGGGCCGGTTTCCGCGTGCCGAAGAAGTTCGAGGCACTCGCCGCCTATCTCGACGGCATCGAGGAAAGTCCGTGTGACTGCAGCCCGACGCCCGGGTGCGTGGTGCACCGTCAGGACCTGGTTCCTGTCGACCCGGTGCACGAGCACCTGGTCGTGGTGGCTCACCGCCTCGACGCACTCACCATCGGCCGGATCATCGACGTTCACCGGCACACGATCGGCCGGATTCTGCGCGGCGAGACCTCGGGCTACGTGAGCCGTCGCGTCGCCGACCGCATCCTGTCGCTGACGGGCGCCGGATCGACGGCGTCGGTGTGACGGCCCCGACGACGCGGGGGGTGTATCGCGGGGTGCCCGAAGGGGACTACCACCGCGCCCGCACGTCTCTGTCGTCGTCGGGGGCCCGGCGTCTACTCGAAATCGCGCCGGCCGAGTGGCTCTACGAACTCGACCACCCCGAGGTGCGTGAGCCGACACCGGAGATGGAGAAGGGCACCGCCGTGCACACCCTCGTGCTCGGCGTCGGCCCGGCCATCGTCGAGATCAAGGCGCCGAACTGGAGAAGGCCTGCGGACCAGGACGAGCGCAAGGCCATCCGGTCCCGCGGTGGTGTGCCGCTGCTGACCCACGAGGTCGCCCTCGTCGAGGCGATGGCCGAGGCCGTGCTCACGCACGACGAGGCCGGACCGCTGTTCGACGAGGGCGACCCGGAGGTGTCGGCGTATGGGCCCGATCCGATCACGGGCGTGATGATGCGCGCCCGTACCGACTGGCTGCAGCGCCGCCGGGCCATGGACCTCAAGACGTGCGAGTCGTCGAGCCCGCGCGATTTCGAGGACGAGGTCCGGCGGTTCGGCTACCACGTGCAACAGGCGTGGTACGAGCTCACATTCGAGGCCGCCGAGGCGCCGCTCGACGAGTTCGTGTTCGTCGCCGTCGCGAAACGGCCGCCGCACCTGGTCGCCGTCCATCGGCTGACCCGCCGCGCCGTCGACCTCGGCGCCGACATCGCCCGCCGGGCGCTGAACAAGTACGCGGCTCTCCGCGAGTCCGACGAATGGCCGGGCCATCCGCCCGGCGTCCATGAAATCGACCTGCCCGACTGGCATTACAAGAAGGAGTATTTCCGGTGACCACTGCTATTGCTGTGCCCGAGCCCGTCGAGGCGACGCTCGTCGCCGCGCCGCTCGACCCGCTCGACGCCCTGATGCGTTACGCGCGGATGCTTGCCACCGCGAAGGAATTCGCCGAATACATCTGCATGACGCCCATGGTGCCAGCCATCTACCAGGGCAAGCCCAAGCACGCCACGGTCGCCATCCTGCACGGCGCCGAGCTCGGTCTCAACCCGCTGCAATCGCTGCAGCAGATTTTCACCGTGCACGGGATGCCGGCCATCTACGCCCGGACCATGGTCGCGCTGCTCAAGTCCAGGGGCTTCCGATTCAAGACGGCCGAATCCGGCCCCGAGCGCGCCGTGATCGTCGGCACCTCGCCGGACGGCGTCGAGACCGAAACGAGCACCTGGACGATCGAGCGCGCCGACCGCGCGGGCTACATCCCGAAGAAGGACGAGCAGACCGGCGAGTACGCCCGGAACAAGAACGGCAACTTGATCAGGAACGAGAAGTACATCACCGAGCCCGAGAACATGCTGTGGGCCAAGGCGGCGGCCGAGGTCTGCCGCCGCCTCGCCCCCGATGTTCTGCTCGGCATCTCCCGCACCGTCGAGGACCTCGAGTCCGAGTCCGAGCCGGTGCGCGTCGAATCCGAGCGGATGACACCCGCGCAGGCTCTCGCGTCGGTCGAGGGACCCGCCGACACCGTAGACCCGCTCAAGACGTGGACCCCGACCGCCGAGCCCGCCGCATCGGCCCCGCCGGCCGAACACCCGAAGGTCGACGAGCCGCCCGCCGATCCGCCGATGACCAAGATCCAACAGCGCAAGATCGGCCGCCTGATGAACGAGCGCGGCATCACCGACGACGCCGTGATCCTCGCCGCCATCGGCGAGTTCGTCGGTCGCGGCCTCGATTCGGCCGCCGAGGTGACGCGCGCCGAGGCGATCCGATTCCTGGCGCATCTCGAGGACGCCGAGCCCGCCTCGCAGGATGGCGGGAAACAGGACACTGCCCAGGTCGACGGCTCGGCCAAGGCCTCGGCGCGACAGATCGCAGCGCTCGAGGCGGCGCTCAAGGGCGACAACGTCCACACCGAGGCCGAGCGGGTCGAGTGGGCGCGCAACGCCGCCCGGAATCCCGACCTCGCCTCGCTCGCCGACCTCACCGGCGAACAGGCCGAGGACATGACGCGGTTCCTGCTCGACGCGCAGGCCAAGGACCGGGCCGCGAAGGGCGGCGAGTGATGAGCACCCAGGGCTGCCCCCGAGGCTGCGCGGCCGGCGAATGCTACTGCGCCGAGCCGACCTACGCCGAGATGAACGACGTGTGCCGCGGCTGCGGTGGGCACGACGGCGACTGCTATTGCGGGGAGGGCTGATCACGATGACCCACATCGACCTGCCCCCGCACATCGCACGCCCGTCGGCCGCCCTCGTCGGCCCGATCGCCTACTTCCGCGGCCAGCCGGTCGCGGTCAACGGGTCGCCGCCGCGCGACACCACCGACCCACGGTACGGCCGGTGCACCGATCACCGGCTCGCTTGCGACTGCCGCGAGGCCGAACTGTCCGAGCAGATCACCGAGAACCGGTTCGCGCGCAACGAACTGCGCGACCACCTCGAGGCCGCCATCGTCGACCACCCGACGCGCGTGATCCTCGACGGCTACCCCCGGCCGGACCTCGATTGCCGGTGTCAGGGCTGCGTGTTCGCCCGCGCGCTCGAGCTCGTTCCGTACCCGAATATCCGCTATGTGGAAAGCAGGGCGTGACTATGCGCGAAAGCATCATCGTCGGCACCGGCGATTTCCGGCAGGCCCTCACCTCGGTGCTTGTACACGCCAGCACCGACAAGGAACAGCCCGCGACCCACCGTGTGCGGCTCCAGTTCGGCCGCCAGCACCTCACCGTGAGCGCGACGGACCGATTCACCTCGGCGCTGGCGATCGTGTCCCTGTGGGGCGATACGCCGCCCGGCGGATACCACGTCATCGGCGTCGAACTGCTGCCCGACGATGCCAAGAAGATTCTCGGCATCTTCAAGGGCGTGAAAGAGGGTGTCTCGCCCGAGAACCTGCTGCGCCTGGAAGTGCTCGACGCCCACCTGCGCATCACCGACTGTTCGGGCATGTTCGAGGGCCGCGCGCTGCAGCTTCCGCGGCTGTCGGCCGAGGACTCCGCCCTCGCGGCGGTCGCGGCCGACATCGAGGCCGCGCACCAATCGCCGCATCGGCAGATCGACGACATGGCCGTGAGTGGCGACATGATCGCCCGGTTTCGCGAGGCGTCGCGCGCGTACGGTGCGTCGCTGATCATCGAGGGCCGTGGCGTGCGAATGCCGGTACTGCTTGTCCGCTGTGGCGATTCGTTCCTCGGCGTCATGTCCTCGCGCCAACTCACCGCGGCTCGGCGCGAGCGGGTCGACGAGTTCGTCGAGGGCTGGAACACGCGCTTGCCCGGGATCGTGTTCGATGCCCGCACGATCGCGGCCGAGTACGAGACCGGCACCGAGCCGTGATCACGCCCATTTCGTCCGAGACGGCCGCCCGCACTGGGTGGCTGTCGTCGGATCGCGACGACAGAAATCGAGGTCAGAATGGGCCTACCTTGGATCCGTTTGGACACCCAATTCCCCAGCCACCCGAAGATTTTGGAGCTGATCGAGGAGAAGAAGCACTCGGCGGCATTCGCGTGGGTGTGCGGGCTGGCGTACTCGGGGGCGCACGGGACGGACGGATTCATGCCCAAGGCGGCGCTCCCGTTCCTGCACGCGCGGAAGGCCGATGCCGACGCGCTGGTGCGGGTGGGGCTGTGGACAGCCAAGCCGGGTGGGTGGGACATCAACAGCTGGAAGGAATTCCAACAGTCCAGCTCAGAGACCGAGGAGCGCAAGAAGCGGCTCAGCGACCGGGCCCGGAAAGCGGCCGAGGCTCGGTGGTCGAAAGACTCTGCCGACGCCGGATAAGCATTGCAACAAGCAGTGCTAGTGGCAATGCAACAAGCACTGCAACGAGCATCGCCGTAAGCATGATGCTAAATCCGGCTGAGCTTCCGGCCCGAAAATGCTTGCACCAGCGGAAACGATGCTTAGCGACATGCGAAAAATGCTTGGACCTGCGCAAACATGCTACGTACGGACGGACGGACTTACGTAGATCCACGCATACGACATGCACTGATCGTCCAGTTAGCCAACGCGCACGACGCGGGAGCGCGACACGCGCCGCGAACACGAGCGCTCGGCACGCATTCCGCGCCGATTCCGAGGCGATACGGCATCCGAAATCGAGTTATCCACAGGCCAATTCCGGGCGAGGAGGGACGTCATGAACCGAGACCGCACCGGAGAACCCATCGAACCGGCCGACGAATCGGCCCCGTGGCACGACCCCCGATGCCGGAACGGATGGCTCGGAGAAGACGAACAGGGCCGCCCGATCCCGTGCCCCGTGCACAAGCCCTGGACGCGCGGCGAACGCCACAACGTCAACCAGACCACCCCGAGCCTGCGCGCCGCGCAGGCCATCGCAGCAGCAGAACGCAAGGACCCCCGATGACATCCTCCGACCACATCACCTCGGTCAGCACCACCCGCGGCGACATCGTCCGCGTCGGCCAGCTCTACCGCGACCGCCGTCTCGACAACGTGCGCACGCTGCGCGTCGACGGACTCTCCGGTGTCGGCAAGTACGCGAAGGCCTCGTGCACGGTGATCCGCCAGAACTACCGCGGCGAGACCACCCACCCGATGCGCACCACTACCCCGAGCGTCGCCCGGCTCGTCTCCAGCGCGTTCGTGCTCGTCACCGACGACCGCGAGCAGATTGCCGGCGTCATCGCCGAGCACGTCGTCGAGACCATCACGCAGGGCGAGGACCGGGCGGTGCTCATCGACTGCTCGTGCGGCGCCGAGGTGGCCGGAACCCTTGGGGCCGACGACGAGAGCTTCATCGGCTCGACGCAGCGCGTCATGGCCGCGCACATCGCCGACATGGTGGCCGAGGCGACCGGACGGGACGGCACCCGATGACGCGCACATTCGAGCTGCACCGCGACACCGACGTCACCGGCTACAGCGGGCCCGGTGTCGTCGCCGACGGCGCGGTGTTCGACGACGGCGTAACCGTCGTCCGCTGGCGCGGCGAGCACCGATCCACGGTCGCGTGGCCGTCGGTCGAGGCCGCCATCGCCGTGCACGGCCACGACGGCGCCACGCGCCTCGTCTGGACCGACCAGGTCGAGCCCACGCTCGCCGAGCACATCGTCGTCGACCGCCGGACGGGGACGCTGACTATCGATGACCGCCTGTTCCCGTGGGCCATGGCCGCCGACGGGCCCCGCCTCGCCACCGACCAGCCGGGCGAGATCGTGGTGTGGGTGCCGGTTCTCGCCATGGGCGCCGTGAGCATCCCGGCCCCGGGAGAGCGTCGCGCGCAGGGAGGCCGACCGTGACTGACCAACCCGTTCGCTGCCAGTGCGGTCACCGCCGCGCCAACCACTGGAACCGCGACGGCCAGTGCATGGGCAAGAGCCCGCTCGGCCGCCGGTGCTCGTGCCCGAAGTTCGACCGCGTGCCCACCATCGAGGGGGCCCGGTCGTGATCGACGTCCTGATCCTGCCCGGCACCGGATTCCCGCGCGGCGACGGCATCTCGCTCGCGTTCGCCGATGCCCTCGACAAGTCCCGGTTCGCGCCGCGCATCGTCCGCTACGTGGCCGCGTACGGCGGCCTGGACATGCCGTACGCGCAGAGCCGCATGGCCGGGCGCCGGGCGCTGCTCGAGGCCTTCCAGGGCCGCAAGATCGTGCTCGCCGGGTACTCGCAGGGCGCCGGGATCGCGGGCGACCTCGCAGCCGAGATCGTCACCTCGATGCCCGGCTCGATCGCCGACAGCGTCGTCGGCTGCGCGCTCATCGCCGACCCGTACCGGCCACTCGGCGCGGGAATGCCGGGCCGCCCGATCGCGCCCGGCTACGGGATCGCCGGGCAGCGCATCGTGCCCGGCCGTACGTGGTGGGCCGCCGCACCCGGTGATCCCATCACCGCGCTGCCGCCGGGCAACGCGCTGCGCTCGGTCGCCGACCTCACCGAGTGGTGGTCGCTGGCGGGGCCGGCCGAAGTGGCGCGGTGGGGCGAGGACCTCGTCGAGAAGTGCCGCGGCGGCGCCTACCAACGCTGGTGGTCGCCCGTGAATTGGCAGTCGTGGTTCGGCGCGATGGCGTTCGCCCGCGGCTACGCCATCGATGGCCGCCACACTGCCGACTACCTCGTGCACGGGCACGCTCGCGCGCTCGCCGACATCGTGAACCGCGAGGTGGGCCATGGCTGACCTCGCCCTGTTCGACCTGCCCGACGGCGCGCAGATCACCCCGCCCCCCGCCGAGGTCGAGTCGATGACGCGCGGCCAGCGCCGCCGCCTGCTCGTCGCCAAGCGGATCGCCGCCGGTGTGCACCCGCTCGGCTATGTCGCGCTGCACGCCGACGCGGCGCGCGACCGCGACGGCCAAGGCCTGCGCTGCGGTGCCTGCCGATGGCGCCAGCGCGAGGAGTACCACGGCCGCATGTACCCGAAATGCCAGTTCGGCGACGGCATCCGCGTATCCGCATGTGAGTCGTCGGATATCCGCGGATGGTGGCCCGCCTGCCGCGACTACGAACCCCAGGAGGACCGATGAGCCGCGGCCAGAAAGCCCGCACGCCCGCGAACTTTCCGAACATGAAGTACCGGGCCCGCAAACGACACCAGCGCACCCTCGACCGCATCGACATCGGCGCAGTGTTCGCCTCGCTGGCGCAGTTCGCCAGCCAGCTCCTGGACACCTTCAACGAGTCCATCGCCCGGATCGACTGGTCGGCAATCGGCAAGTTCGGCGAATCGCTGCGCGCTGCCTACGCCGAGATCAGCTCTCCCTGCACCGCCTGCGAAGGCACCGGCGACAGCAACGGCGCCGACTGGTGCGAGGAGTGCGGCGGCACCGGCCGCCGCCTCGACGCCGAGCCGGAGGCCGAGCCGACCGACGACGTCCTCGACTGGCTCGTCGACACCGGACACGTCGACCGCGCCGAACTGGACGCCGCCGAGGTGCACATCTGCCGCGCCGAAGGCGAGGGGGCCGACCGTGCCTGAACGCATTTCCGAGGATCAGCTCACCCGCTGGCTCGAACATGTCGACTACGCCGACGCCGACGAGTCCCGCGCGATGGCCGCCGAGCTCGTCCAGCTCCGTCGCCTCATCGCCGACTTCACCGACCGCGACGACTGCCGGATCGACCACCACGGCGGCTGCCAGGCCCACGGCTACCTGTCACTGGAGCCGGGGGAGCTATGCCCGCACACCGAGGCCAAGCAGCTGCTCGCCGAATGGGAGGAGGCCGACCGTGGCTGAGCGGATGACCGACGCCGAACTGCGCGCCGCGATCGCCGATTGCGACACCGGCGCAGATGGACAGATTACCGCCGACCGGGAACGCGGTACGAGGTGCTGCCGGTGGTGGGGTCCGATGCCTGAGCCGACCGCGCTGCAGCGCGCCATCGCCGACACCATCGAGTGGGCGCGCGCGCACGCACTCGGCGCGCAGATCGACCCGGCCGACTTCGCCATTCAGCGCAGCGAGCCCGGCGTCACCGTCGCCACCCACCTCGGCGCCGAGTACGCCGTCACTGTCGTCGTCGACCGCCACGGCAACACTCGCCGCGCCATCGCCGAACTCGACTGGATCCACAACGAGCGCGATCCCGACCGCCCGAAATGCACCGTCTGTGAACCCTGCTCGGTGTGCAACCCGTGGCCGTGCGAGTGCGAGCGGCCGACGGTGGATGTCCACCTTCCCGGCGACGAGACAGGGGTGCCCAATGCCTGACGCCCACACCTGCGCCCGTTGCGGGCGCACCGGCAGCCGCGGCTACACCACGCAGGGTGAACCGCCGCGCTCGGTGTGCGTGAGTCGCACCGCCTGCCGCAAGCGGCGCAAGTACCGGGCCCGGGCCCGGATGGTCGACGTCTACCTGCCCGACGACGGGCCCGCTTGCCTCACGCCCCCACCGGCGGTGCACGGATGACGCCCCCGAAACGAATCCAACTGCGCCGGATCCCGGGCTGGCGCAAGCCGCAGGGCGCGATCGTCGTCGCCCGGCCGACCAAATGGGGAAACCCGTGCCGGTGGGCATCGGGGCCGGTGACCGACGGAGTGGGCGGGTCCAGCGAGTGCACGCCGGCCGAAGCTCGCGCGATCGCTGCCGATGGATTCCGCAGGATGCTCGCCGATCCCGAGGTGCGCGCGGTCAATCGGTACCCATCCGATGCGGAGATTCGCGCCGAGTTGGCGGGGCGCGACCTCGCGTGCTGGTGCCCGCTGTCCTCGCCGTGTCACGCCGATGTGCTGCTCGAACTCGCCAACACCAAGGCGGTGCCCGATGTCCGATAGCGCGCCGAACGACGAAATCGGCGAACTCGTGCAGCTCTCACTCGATCGGGGCCGCCGCCGTGGCGAGTATCGGCCCCCGGTGCACGATCCGCTGGCCACGCCGATGCCCGCCCCTGAACTGCACCCCGGCCTCGCCGGACTGCTCGCCGACATCGGCGAGGCCCTCGTCCACCTCGCTCGAAAGGGATTCCTGCGATGAACGATCAGATCCTGCAACCCGACCCGCGCGCGCTCGGCGAGGCGGTGCGCAAGGTCCTCGTCGAGGCGGGGCACACACTGCTCGACGAGCCCGCGCATTCGATCCCCGCGCGCTACTGGCCCACCCCGGACGCCTATGTGCTCGGCTACCTCGACGTGTCCACCACCTCGGAGAACGGCGCGCTCGTGTCCTACGAGATGACGTTCCGCGAGGCGCCGCTCGGCAACGACCGACCCAAGCTCGACCTGCGATTCGAGTTCCCCCAGGAGGACGACCGTGGCTGAGACGCCGCTTTCCCGCTGCCGCGCCACCATGGCCCACCCGCTCGACGACCGCGCCGCCTGGTGCGCCCTTCCGGCCGGCCATGCCGGTAAGCATCACGCCGAGCTGGCCAATCTCGGCGCGGGACCAACCCTGTTCGACTGGCCCGACCCGCCTGCCGGTGTGTGGATGTACGTCAACGAGTACCCGCACGAGGGCATCACCATGGCCATCCCGTACGCCACTGAGACCGACGCCCTGCGCGCCGCGAACGAGGGCGACGTGGGCAAGGCCGTGTTCGTGCCGTTCGGATCCGACCTGAAAGACATGCTGCGATGACCAATCCGCGCGAACTGGCCATCGACAGGATCGCCCGCGCCGAGTATTCGGCGTGGAAGGAAGGCTATGACGCCGTCGCCGCCGAGGTGGCGGGTGGCAGCCAACGGGCGCCGGACTACGACGATCCGCACCCATGGGGGGAGCGGGCTGTGGCTGTCGAGAAGGCGACCCGCGCTGTCGACGCCCTCGACGACCTCCTGGCCGCCGGGGAGCGACAGGACGACGCGCCAGCGGTCGGGTACGTCGTCGGCTGGCAGGAGTCCGACGGCCGCGTGAGTATCGCGCTCGACGAGTCCGAGCCGAACCCCGGTGGCGGCCCGGACCGATTCACCTACCGCGACCCTCGCGAAGCGAGGCAGTTCCTCGCCGAGGTCGCACCCGAGGATCCCGAAACACGGTTCGCGGTCTACGCGCTGCACGAATTGCCCGATGCCCCACCGGCCGCCGAGCCCGCCTCGGCCGCCGACCGCGCACCGGTCGAGATGGTCGCGGCACCATTCGAGATGATCATGCGCGTCTACCTCGACGGCGTCGGGACCGGCGCGGCGACTGCGCTCAACAGCGTGAAGCCGGGCACCCCCGATTCCATCCTGCAGGGCGCGACGCAGCACATCGTCAGGGCCGCGATGGCCGACCCGATCGCGATGGAGCAACTCGCCGGAATGGTGCGCCGTCGTCTACACGATGACATCGACCCGGAGTTCACCAATATCGCGGTCTGGGGTGGCCGGTGAGCTACGACGAGCGGGCCCGCCGCGACCTCGAAAGCGGCATCGACTGGAGCGCCATCGTGGCAGCGCCGCCCCGCGACCCAGGTGAGCCGCCGCTGCGACTGCCCGAACTTTCGCACCCGGTGTCGACGCTGTTCGTCGCCGGGCGCCCGGTCCCGCAGGGCAGCAAGGATTTCAAGGGGCATCGGCGCAACGGGACGGCGATCCTCGTCGAGTCCGCGGGCGGACTCAAGGACTGGCGGGCCCGGATCGCATGGGCCGCGCACGGGCAGGGATGGCGGCCGGTCCGCGGGCCGTTCGCCGCCGAGCTGCAGTTCGTGATGCCCCGCAAGAAGTCGACCCCGATCCCGACGCCGCCGGCCATCACCCCGCCGGACGTGGACAAGCTCGCGCGCGCCGTGCTCGACGCACTTACCGGCGTCGCGTGGGTCGACGACGCGCAAGTCGTCGACCTGCACCCGCGCAAACGGATTGCCGAGCCGATCGAGGTCGCGGGCGTGCACATCACCATCGAGCGATTGGAGGTCTGACCGATGCGAGGAATGCCGAACGGTGAGCTGTCCCTCGACGAGCTGCCCGCAGTCCAGGCGTGGGCGAACCCGCTCATGCCGACGCCACCGGTTTCCGCGCCCGCCCGACTCGCCCCATGGGTGAGCCCCGGTCGAGCGCACCTGGTCGACGAGCCCACGGCCGACCAGGTGGCGCTGTGGGAGGCGGCCGGTGCCGAGGCGAACCGGTGGTGGATATGGGGCGCACCGATGCCCGTGCCGCAGTTCCCGCGCAAAATCTGGCCGGACTGGGTCGACCTACTGAACGCCATGATCGCAATCGAGTGGCGGGGCTTCACCCTGCCCGACGATCCGCTCGACGACTGGCTGCGCCGTGAACGCCTGCGCCCGTTCACCGATCACGCCCTCGCCGACGATCCGGCGGTCCGCCTACAGCGGGTCCGCCCGTGAGCGCGGGCGGGCTACCGCCCCACGACGACGGCCTGCGGCAACTGGCCGAACGCTACCGAGCACTTCGAGGCGTGCCGGGCCTTCCGCGGCCCACGGCCGCACTGGCCGAGGAACTCGGGGTGTCGTCCGCGACCGTGCGCCGCCGACTCGTCCGAGCCGTTGAAGCCGGGCACCTCGCGCAGGGCGAACGGGCAAACCGGGGGCTCGATGTGTGCCGCACCTGCGGCCGACCGAAGGAGGACTGACCGATGCGTGGTTCGCAGAGCGGCGAACTGCTCTACGACGAGGCGATCGTCGCAACGATGGCCTTGCCGAATCCGTTCCTGTTGTCCGGGCCGCCGGTCGCCGAGCGGCCGGTCCCGAGCGTGTGGTCCTCGTGGACGAGCCCGGGCCGAGTGAGTATCGCTCCCATGCTGTCGACCTGGGACCAGGACACATGGAATCTGGCCGCGCACCGCGCGCTCATGCGGGTCACGCCGATCTACACGTTGAGCACGTTGAGTTGGGACGCCCGGGCGGCGTACTGCTTCGCGACGCACGATGGTTCGCGGCGGCCACCGCCCGACCCGCCCGCCGAGGTGCTGCGGCGGCGCGTCGAGCGGTACAGCGAACTCGTACGGCGGTGCGGTCTATGAGCGGTACACCTTGCGGAATCTGCACCCGCCTCGTCGGCGACCGTCTCGCCATCTGCGACATATGCACAGCCGCGCTTGTCAAGGCACTGCTCGCCATCCCGGGCCTGCTCGCCGATCTCGACACCGCGCGCAGCGGGCAGGCCCGAATCGTGGCCGACCGCGCTGGCGGCAAATCGACCGCCGTCCCGCTGCCGATCGCCGACACCACGAACGAGGAGCGCGGGTACGGCGTGCGTTTGCTCGGCGAACGCGAAGTGCGCGCCGCGTCGACAGCGCTGCATGGGTGGGCGCGCATCCTCGCCGATCACCTCGGCGTGAGGATTCCGATCGACGCGCCATCACTCGCCGTGCTGGCCGTCAATGCCCGACACGCCGGCGGGGCCACCGATGGCGCCGCCATCGTCATCGAGCACCGGTTGCGCAAAGGTGAGCACATCCGCGTATCCCACATCGCGCGTCGCGCCGACGTGCACCTCATCCCGTCCGTGCGGGACGATGAGCGTCTGGCGGTGTGGCTGGCGAGTCATCCGCGCGAACTACGCCAACTCGACGCCGCCGAAGCTGCTCACCAGGACATCGTCGGCGCCGTTACCCGCCTGCAGCGCATGGTCGACCGGCCGGCCGATCGTCGGTACCTCGGCCGATGCCCGGTGGTACTCGAGGATTTCTCGAAGTGTGGGGCGAACCTCTGGGCCGAGCCCGATGCGGCGTGGGTCCGGTGCGCGAACTGCCGCGTACAGCTCGAGGTGTGCGACCTCGAGGATCAGGCCACCGCGGCGGCCCGCGAAATGCTGTGCACCATGCCCGAACTGCTACACGCCTGCGCGGCCATCGGATCACCGATCGCGCGCCGCACCGGATTCCGATGGGCCGCCGAGGGGCGCATCGAGCGCCGCGCGTGGCTGATCCGCCGCGGCGCCACCGTGCGGATCACCGACCGTCACGAGGACGGCGCCGTGCCCGTCTACCGAGTGGGCGACGCGCTCGACCTGGCGCGCCGCCAGCCGATCGAGGAAGGATCGACCGCGTGAACCTCGGCCCGCTGGCCCGTCCGGCCACCCCCGCGCCACCCGAGCGGTTCGTCGCATACACGCCCTGCCCGCGGTGCGGCCGGGTGGCTTGCCACCGCATCCGCGCACCGCACCCGGCGCCGACCGAGGCCGCGGTGCGCGCGTGGGAGGAGATCGTCGAACGGACCGAGATCGCCGCGTTCGACATGGGCACCTTCCGCGTCATCGAGCACCCGCCGCGGCCGGTGGACGAGTCCCCGGCGCGCTGCTGGTGAAGAACGACGTCGGCAATCTCGCGATCGTCAACGATGGGGCGTATGTCGGATTCCTCGACCTGCGATTCGGTGGCGTCGAGTGGGTGATCGACAACCCCGACGGGATCGACACGCCACTGTAGGGTGAGACGGCGAGAGCCGGGGCGGATACCAGCCGCCCCGGCTCTCTTCGTGTCTACGTTCAGTGATCGCGGTGCCAGGCCCGCAGGTTGACCGAGGTCCAGGCGACCTTGTCGGTGGCCATGTCGTCGAGCATGTCCTCGGCCTCGACGTCGCTGCGCCCCATGCCGGTGAGGATCCAGCGCGCCTCGGCGCGGGTGAGGGTGTAGGCGGGTCCGGGGATGGTGGGCATCTGAGCCTCCTTAGTTGGCAGGAATCAACCGTACAACGTCACGTTGTAGTCTGTCAACGTCGCGTTGTAGGATCGCCGCCATGATCGAATACCTGTCGGCTACCGATTTCGCGCGCGCGCACGACCTCGACCCCGGCACTATCCGTCGCTACCGATTCGAGGGGCGGCTGCCCGAGCCTGATGTCGTGATCGGCGTCGCCGAGGACGCGCGACGTCATTACGGATGGCTGCGCGAGACCGTCGAAGGGTGGCGCAAGCCCGGCAGCTAGTCGGCCCGACGGAATCGACGCCACGACGTAGGAGACCCACAAGTCCGATAACTCTCTGACCTGGTGCTATCGTGGGTGGCACCTCAAAGCCGGTACTGACGACCCGACCCCAGAAGTGGGCAACAGTGCCGGTTTTCGCATGTAAAGGCCGGTTTTGGCCCCACAGACCGCAGCGCGTCAACCCGGTTCATCGGCCGGGCAAGCGCCCCAATTTGCCAGCTCGTCGCCGACTCACCTCGGCGTGGTGATGAAACCCCCGATATCTGACTGCGCGGGGGCGGTCACGCTGCGCGCTACACCCTCGTCCCCGGCCATGGACGGTCCTTGGCCAGGGGCCTGGAGGAACGATGGAGATCATTCACGGTGAGGCGTTCGCCACCATGCGCGAACTCGACACCGGCGCATTCGACGCCATCATCACCGACCCGCCGTACTGCTCGGGCGGCGTCACCACGGTCGATCGCACTTCGCGGACCGCCGTACAGAAGTACGTGTCGACCGATTCGAAATCAGGCCATGCGCTGCCTGACTTCGGAGGCGATCAGCGCGACCAGAGATCGTTCACCACCTGGTGCTCGATCTGGCTCGGCGAAGCGCTGCGTCTCGTCCGGCCCAGCGGCCTCGCGCTCGTTTTCACCGACTGGCGACAACTGCCCGCGCTGAGCGACGCCATCCAATGCGCGGGCTGGCGCTGGCGCGGAATCGTTGTCTGGGCCAAGACGAGTCCGCGCCCGCAACCAGGATTCGCCAACGCCGGCGAGTACATCCTGTGGGCATCCAACGGCAAGATCCCCGCCGATCACCGGCCGCCATGCCTGCCCGGCGTCTACACCGTGAGCGCACCGCGCGGTGCCGAACGCCAGCACATCACCGCCAAGCCGATCGACCTAATGCGCCACCTCGTGCGGTGCGTCGACCCGGGCGGCCTGATCATCGACCCGTTCGCCGGATCCGGCACGACCGGCGTAGCGGCGCACCTCGAGGGCCGCCGATTCCTCGGCATCGAGGGGTCGCCGACATACGTCGAGACGGCACGCAAACGGCTGGCCGCGACCGCCAGCGATACGGGCGCAAGCCCACAACCCGAGGAGTAACCCATGTTCGACACCCTGTCCGCCGCCGCCGATTCGGTCCCATGGAGCGAGGTGCTCGTCACCATCGCCGTCGCCTTGATCCGCGCACTTTTCTGACGCAGTGACCGATGGCCGCGCTCCCGCTCTGGCTCACCTCGACCGATAAGGGCCGCACGGTGAAGCCTGCCCGCTGCCGCAACTGCGGACAGACCAAGGCCACATCCAATCCGTGCAGCCTCGATCACCTCGCCGCGGTGATGCAATTCGGCGTAGCGGTCCGCGCACTCAGCGGAACCGGCACAGCATCGTGAGCGCGGCCGTCGACCACCACCGAGACGAGGAGTCCCGATGAACCCGTTCGAGTTCGCGCACGCGCTGCTGTGCCCGATGCACCACGCGCCCGAGTTCCGCGCGCTGCCGCTGCGCATCCTGGCGGTGATCCCGTGGTGACCCGCATCGTCGTCCGCGTGCTGCGCACCCTGCTTGACCGACTCGACCCGCCCCGCCGTCGCGCAACGGCGGTCCGGTATCCGCTGACCTTCGCCGGGCCGGTCGACGAGGTGCTCGCCGCGCTGGTGCTCGCGGGCCGTCGCGCTGCGCGGGCCCGGATGGGGCGATGAAGGTTATCGGCGTCGACGGTTCGGTCTGGCAAATCGCGGCCGGGGGATCGATGCGCGGGGGCACGCGCCCCGACGGTAAGTACGTACCGCCGCGGCGAACGCGTCGGACACCTGACTGGCTCGACGAACTGCTCGTGCGACTCGGCCAGTGGCTCGCCTCGCGATCCGGGCTCGGCCGCCGATGACCACGACGCTCGCGCTCGCGCTCGCCGACATGCGTAAGGGGCGCCGCGTGCTCATGGTGACGGCCACCAAGGAGGGCGCGCGGGCACTGCTCGACGAGGCCCGCGCGCTGCTCACGACTGGTGAGAGAGGCCACCGCGCGGCCAGTGTCCTCGCGGTCTACCGGAATGGTGGCGGTCAGATCAGATTCGCTCCGATTGTCACCGTGAGGGCGGGATACCTCGGGATGGCCGTCGACACCGTGCTCGTCGACCGCACCGTGCCCGTCGACACCGAACTGCGCGAGGCGCTCGCCCCCGCGCAGTGCACCTCGACCGACCCGACATTCATCTGCATGTGAACCTATGTCACAGATGAAGCGCCGCACCACCACTCAGCGCGGCCTCGGCCACGCACACCGACAGCACGTGCGCGGCCTGTTCTCCCGCCTCGCCGACGGCACACCGTGCTGGTGGTGCGCCCGCCCGATGTACCGCACCGCCGAGCGGAACTGGGACAAGGCCACACTCGAGGGCGACCACAGCCAACCGCGGTCGCAGGGCGGGCGCGTGGCCGACCGTCTGCTGCACTCCACGTGCAACCGCCAGCGCTCCGACGGCCGGAACGACCACCTACGGCCCGCACTCACCGGTGCGCCGTTCGTCACTAAGACCAGCACCGATCGCTCCGACCTCGGCGTGCTGGCGATGGCCTGGCCCCGCCAGACCCCCACCCCCTGAATTATTCGGGGGGTGGGTAGGTGACTCCGGTGCCCTTCCCAGTCACCTTTTTTTCACGGCCGCGAAACTGGGGCGCGCACCGGTGCGCGAGAGGGGGTGCCCGTGCCTGAATCGGGCACTCGCGGCCGGGAACTGGTCGACTCGCTCACCGAACCTGGCGATCCGCCGTCGCTGACCGCGCTGGTGGTCGAGGCCGGCCGAATCGTCGATCGGCTCGACTCGCTGCACGCCGTGCTGTCCGGCGACACGGATACGTGGGTGCGACTGGTCGAGGGCCGCGACGGCGAGATCACGGTGCGCGTCGATTCCGCGCTCACCGAGGCCCGACAGCAGGCGACGGTGCTGCGCCAACTGCTCGACGCGATCGCCAAGCGGCGTACCCCCGGTGCCGAGGACGACGATGACCCCCTCGACGATCTCTGACGTCGACCTCGACGAGAAGTTCCGGGAGATCATCGAAGCCGAGTGGCCCAAGCTCACCGGCCGCCAAACTCCCGACGCACTGCTCTACACCGAGGGCGACATCACGCTCGGCCTCAAGGCCGCCGAGCTCGGCCGCCGCAGCGCCTCGCGAATCCGGTCGATGCCGTGGCAATCGTGGTCACTCGAGCAGATCCTCGCCCGGAACCCGGATGGCACCTGGACGCACCCCGAGTGCTGCCTGATCGTTCCGAGACAGAACGGCAAGTCGCTGATTCTGATGCTGCGTGTGCTCTACGGCCTGTTCAAATTAGGCGAAAAGATCGTGTTCTCGGCGCACCAGTGGCAGACCGCCAAGGCGCTGTGGAAACGGACCTGGACGATCATCAAGACGACGCGGTGGATGCTCAAGCACGTCGTCGGCAAGACATGTTCACAGGGCCGCGGGACGATCGAACTCGACACCGGGGCCGAGGTTGTGTTCACGACCCGGTCGGCTCACGCCGGGCGTGGCCTGGACGTCATCGACCTCGAAATCTACGACGAGGCATACGACCTCACCGAGGCCGACATGGCGGCGCTGTCGCCGACCAAGATGAACGCCGCCGATCCGCAGACGATCTACACCTCGAGCGCGGTCAACCAGGACGACCACCCCAACGGCGAGGTGCTCGCCGCGGTGCGCAGGCGCGGACGCGAGGCCGTCGAGTCGGGCCTGTTCTTCGCCGAGTGGATGGCGGCGAATGGCGACCGCGGCGACCCCGAAACATGGCGCCGCGCGACGCCGTCATACGGCGTGATCGCGACCGAGAAGAAGCTCGGCGACGAGTTCAGGAAGTTCTCGACACCGCGGGGCCGCAAGGTTTTCGACGTGGAATACCTCGGCCGCGGCGACTGGCCCGCCGACCCCGACGAGACCGCGGCCGTGATCGACCGGAAGGTCTGGGCGGACATGACCGACACCAGCCCGCGCCTGCGCGGACAGATCGCGCTCGCCCTGGACCTGAGCCGAGATCGGAAGTGGTGGGCCATCGGTGCGGCGCAAGCCACCACCGATGGGCGAAAGCACCTTGAGGTGGGCTACTACCGCACCGCCACGCACGCCGAGGTGGTGTCGTACGTGCTCGCAGTGATCACCGCGTGGGACCCGTGCGCGCTGGTGATCGACCGCAAGAGCCTCGCCGCGGTGATCGTGCCGAAACTGCTCGCCGCCGGCGTCGAGCCCGAGCTCGTCGGTGCACCGCAGCTCGCGGTCGCCTATGGCCTGTTCTATGACGGCGCGCTCGCGGGCGAGCTTTCGCATACCGGGCAGAAGATCCTCACCGACGGCGTCGAGGCCGCATCGACTCGAGAGTTGCCCGGCGGTGACACCGTCTGGGCGAACGCCACCCCGCCGCTGATGGTCGCAACCTGGGCGCTGTGGGGGCTGGAGACATTCGGCATCGAGAAGCCGGCACCGGCGTCGCCGTCGAGCGGCACGGCCGTACCGGTCAACCACCACCATCCGCGCGAGATGGCCACCGCTGGTGGCGGTCTCAATGTGGCCGCGATCGCATTCTGAGGGAGGTGACACGTGCCGACTGACGTCAAGCCGCCCGCACCCGCGCTCCGCGAGAAGGGTTACGTGATCAATGCGCCGACGCCGGCCGCGACTGGCTGGGGCGACTTCTCGCAGTGGGAAGAGTTCGAGCAGGTGCCCGAACTGCAGTGGCCCGCCGCGATCAAGGTCTATACCCGCATGGAACGCGAGGATTCGCGTGTCTCGTCGCTGCTGTCGGCGATCGGTCTGCCGATCCGGCGCGCACGGTGGGCGATCGCGCAGGGCGGGGCCAGTGACGAGGTGACCGAGTTCGTCTCGCGGAACATCGGTTTGCCGATCGCGGGCACGGACGAGGCTGCCCCGCCCGGCCGTCGTAAGGGCCGGTTCTCGTTCACGCAGCATCTCGTGTGGGCGCTCGCCTCGCTCCGATTCGGGCACGCCGCATTCGAGCAGGTCTACCGCGTGGGCGATGACGGCCGGATGTGGATCCGCAAGCTTGCCCCGCGCCCGCAGCGCACCATCTCGGCGTGGAACGTCGCCCTCGACGGCGGCCTCGACAGCATCCAGCAGATGCTCCCAGCCTCGACTGCGCCGGGGGTGTACAAGCCGATCCCGATCGACCGGCTCGTCGTCTACTCGCGTGAGATGGACCCGGGCATGTGGATCGGCAAGTCCGTGCTCAGGCCCAGCTACAAGCACTGGTTATTGAAAGACGAACTCATGCGCATCGAGACGATCGCTGCCCGGCGCAACGGCGTCGGTGTCCCGGTCGCCACCGCTGCCGAGGGGGCCTCGCAGGGCGACGTCGACAAGCTCGCCGACATGGCGCAGTCCTACCGCGTAGGCGAGCATTCCGGCGCGGGCCTGCCTTTCGGCGCGAAACTGGAGTTGCTCGGCGTCAAGGGCAACCTGCCCGACATCCGCTCGGCGATCACCTATCACGACCAGATGATCGCGATCAGCGGTCTCGCACACTTTCTGAACTTGTCTGGCGGTGGCTCGTACGCGCTCGCGTCGGTGCAGGAATCCACGTTCAACGACAGCGTGCAGACCGAGGCCGAATGGCTCGCGAGCGTGTTCAACGACCACGTCATCGAGGACCTGGTCGACATCAATTTCGGCCCTGACGAACCCGCCCCCCGACTCGTGTTCGACCGGATCGGCACCCATCAGGACATCACCGCTGCCGCCCTCAAGATGCTCGTCGAGGCCGGCCTGCTCTCGCCCGACGTGCTCATCGAGCAAGCCGTGCGCCAGCGCATGGGCCTGCCCGCGAAACCCGCCGATGCGCCGCCGGCCGCGCCGACCCCGGGCGCCGACATGGTCGTGCCCGCACCGAACTCCAGTGTCCGCCGGGGCCGCGCACTGGTCACGTTCGGACAGGAGGCGCTGTGGTAGACGCACCGGCTCCGCCGCCGCTGGCCACGATCCCGCGCGTCGAACTGGGGTCGGTCGGCACGTGGGATATCAGCACCATGGAGGGCTGGCACCCGACGGCCGACGATTTCGCCTCGGCGGTCGCCGCGCTCGATTGCCCTGCGGTCCGCCGGCCGGTGTTGAAGTTCGGGCACTCCGACGGCCCGGGCGATCCGTCGATCGGCGTCATCGACAATCTCGCGCTCGCCGAGGACGGACAGACGCTCGTCGGCGACTACGTGGGCGTACCCACATGGCTGGCCGCCGCCGACGCCGAGGGCCGCTCGGTCATCGCCTCGGCCTACCCCGACCGGTCCGGCGAGTGGGAGCACAACTACGTGTGCCAACTCGGCCACACCCACCCGTTCGTGCTGCACGCGGTGGCGCTGCTCGGCGTCGTCCGGCCCGGAATCGGCACGCTCGAATCGCTCTATGACCTCTACGCGAAAGCGCCCGAGAAGGAGATCGCCATGGCCACAACCAAACTGGCGCTGGCATCGGTGACCGTCGACCAGGTGCGCTCGGCGTACTACAACGGCCCGGCCGCCAGTGACTACAACCTCTGGATCCGCGAGATGCTCGTCGATCCGCCGCAGTTGATCGTGCAGAACGACGCCGACAACTCCCTGATCCGCGTGCCGTTCACCGCCACCGACAACGAGGTGACGTTCGGCACCGCGCAGAAGGTGACGGTCGAGTACATCGACGTCCCGGCCGCCGAGCCCGCCGCCGCATCGGCCCGCGGCTCGTCCGTGCGGTTCGCCTCGCGCGCCGAATCTCGTCCCGGCCAACCGGCCGCGACGCCCACCCCCGCCGCCAGCGCGGTCGGGACACCCACCGAAGGAGGGTCGGACGTGGCAGAGATCACCGATGACCAGCTGGCGGCCATGCGGACGGCTCTCGGGCTGCCGGACGACGCCGATATCGCCGCGATCGTCACCGCCATCGAGGCGACGCCGGACGACGAGGACACCACCGAGACCGCCGCCGCCAGCGCGCGCCGGGCCGCATCGGCTCCGCAGTTGCCTGCGGGTGCGGTGCCCATCGACTCCGGTCGACTGGCCGCACTCGAGGCGGATTCGCAGCGGTTCGCCACGTTCCTCGCCAACCAGCGCAAGGCCGATATCGAGTCCGCGCTGTCGAGCGCCATCGCCGAGGGCCGGATCACCCCGGCCAACAAGGAGACCTGGCGCAAGACTCTCGACACCGACCTCGACCAGGGCCGCGCGCTACTGGCATCGATGGCCGCGAACAGCGCGGTCCCGGTGTCCGAACTCGGCCACGCCACCGAACCGACCGACGCGAACGTCGTCGACGATCCCGCCTACAAGAACTGGAGCATCTGATATGCCCGGCATCGTCCAGGTCACCCAGGGTGGCCCGAAGACCTGCACCCCGGCCGACAACGAGGTGATCCTCGGCGGCCAGCTCGTCGAAGGTCGCGCGGGTGGCCGCATCGGCGTCGCCGCCGCCGCGAGCGTCAAGGTGCTCGGCGTGGCACTCAACGATGCTGTCGCGCCCGAGGATTTCCCGGCCGCCGACACCACCGACGCGCTCGGACGGACCGTCGTCTCGGCGGTGCCGATCCCGACCACCGTCGCGGTCGCCTACGGCGGTACCGAGGCGGCGGTCGTCTACTCGGCGAATGCCTCGTTCGGCGACAAGCTCGTCGCCACCGCGAACGGCACGGTCGCCCCCGCTGGCACCACCCCCGACGCTCGCACGATCGTCGCCATCTGCGCCGAACCCGCCGGTGTCGTCGTCGCCACGAACCCGCGTGGCCTGGCGCGGATCCTCTGACCCGCTCCACGAGACAGGAGAAACCCCATGGCCACCACATCCATCGTGAGCGTCGGCGACGGCAACCGCCTGACCGTCTCCGACCTGGTCAAGAACCCCCTGTGGATCCCGACCAAGCTCAAGGAACTGATGACCAATCAGTTCATCTCCGAGGCGCTGCTGCGCAACGGCGGCAAGAACGCGGCCGGTGTCGTCGGCTACCACGAGGGCGACCCGACGTTCCTCGACTCCGACGTACAGGACGTCGCCGAGTTCGGCGAGATCCCGGTGTCGGCGGGTCGCCGCGGCACGCCCCGGGTGGCGTTCGCCGTCAAGAAGGCGCTCGGCATCCGCGTCTCCAAGGAGATGATCGAAGAGAACAAGGTCGACGAGGTCAACCGCCAGATGCGGGCCCTGCGGAACACCTTCATCCGCGCCAACGACCGCGGTGCCCGGACCCTGCTGCAGTCCTCGGCCGTGTCGACCATGGCTGTGTCGGCCGCGTGGGACGCCACCGGCGGCAAGCCGCGCACCGACCTGGCCAAGGCGATCGAGAAGGTCGCCACCGCCGCGCCGGCCGATGCGAGCGCCGACGAGTACTACGGTTTCGACGCGAACACGCTCGTCGTGCACCCGGGCTTGCTCGCCACCCTGATGGACAACGAGCAGATCCTCAAGGTCTACAACGGCAATGCCGCGACCGAGTCCATCGCCTACACCGGCGCGATCCCCGGCACCCTGATGGGGCTCAACGTGATTCAGTCGCGAGCCTTCCCCATCGGCAAGGCGCTCGTCCTCGAGCGGGGCACCATCGGGTTCACTTCCGACACTCGCCCGCTGCAGTTCACCGCGTTGTACCCGGAGGGCAACGGGCCGAACGGTGGTCCGCGTGAGTCGTGGCGCAGCGACGCCTCGCACAAGCGCGTGATGGGCCTGGATCAGCCGAAGGCCGGCATCTGGCTGACGGGACTGGTGACGCCGTGAGCGACTACATCCTGACCGTGGACTACTTCGACCAAGTCACCGAATGGCGGCCCGACGGTACGCCCCTGCGGTTGGCCAAGCACCGCAAGGGCGCGGTCCTGTCGAACCTCTCCGAGGACGACGTCGAACGACTGCTCGACGCTGGCGCGATCAGGGAGCATCGCGCGCCGGTGATCGAGGACATCGTCGCCGACGAGGGCCAGAGCGACAGCGACGGGGGCGCCGACGAAGGCCAGGGCGCCGACGAGCCCGGCCTCGACGCGGGCCAGGGCGGCGACGACCCGTCGCCCGCGCCGGTCGTCGCCGAGCCCGCGACCGCGGTGGCCCGCCCGGCCAAGACCGCGGTCGTCGCCGAGTGGCGCCGCTACGCCATCGCGCTCGGTCTGCCCGAGGCCGACGCGGCGGACATGACGCGCGCCGAGCTCGTCACCTGGGCCGAGCGGCAGTAACCGATGGCACTCGCCACTGCCGATGAAGTCGCCCGCGGTTGGCTCGACCTCGACGCCGAACAGCGCGACGACGCCGAGCTGCTCATCGCCGCGGCCGTGCAGTGGATCCGCCATCCGGCACGCTGCCCGGACCTCACCGACGACGACCCGATCGGGAAGCGGGTCGTAATCGAGGTGGTCCGGGCAGCACTCGCCCCGCCCGCCGAGTTCACCGGGCATACCCGCTACGTGGACGGCATGGGCCCGTTCCGCGCCGAGGGTGAGCTCGCGACACCAGCGGGCACGCTCGTGTTCACGCTGGCGCACGCGCTGCTGCTCGGGATCGCGCTGGCCCCGGCACCGCGGTATCACTTCGGCGATTGCCCACCGCGATGAGTTACACCGTCATCCGTCACCGCGGTGGCGGCCAGGACGACGACGGCAACCCGATCCCGTGGGTCGACCACCCGCTCGAGGCGAACGGGATCGCCCCGGCCGCGGGCACCTTCTACGCCGAGCGCGCCCGCGACGGTGAGCGACTTGAGCGCGTCGTCTACTTCCGCCCGCCCGTCGACCTCACGGGCGACGACGAGCTCACCGTCGACGGCAAGCGGTACCGAATCCAGGTCGAGCCATGGATGCCACGCCGCGGCCGCGCCTCACGAGGCGGCACTGTCGCTCTCTGTGAACGAGGGGAGGGGTAGGCATGGCGCGCGTCAAGGTGACCCTGAATCGGCCCGAGGTCGGCCTATTGCTGCGCACCGCGTGGAACGTCGAGGTCGAGGCGCTCGGTCGACGGCTCGCCAAGGCGGCCGGACGGCCGGGGCATCCCCGAGATGTCAACGTGCGCACCTACACCACCGACCGGCACGTGGTCGAGGTGTCCGTGCCCGCCTACCGACAGGCGAGGTACGGCGCCCTGTCTCGCGCGGCGGCCGAGGTCGGTCTCAAGGTGCGCGGTCGGCCGTGACCGGTCACCCGCTGCGCCTGCCGGCCGATCCGGCGAAGGTCGCTAAGAACTACCTCGCGACCGTCATTCCCGCGCTGGTCGCCGCACCTGCGCCGACATTCGGCCTGATCGTGCCGCCCGAGTGGACACCCGCGGCTGCACCGCGTGTCGTCGTGTTCGACGACAGCGGCCCCGTGCTGTGGCCGGTGACCACCTCGCCGACCCTGCGGGTCACCGTCTGGTCGGACGGCCGCGACCGATCCCGCCGAATCGCTGGCATGTGCCTCGGTGTGCTGCTCGCGCACCGCATCCCCGGCATCGCCTCGATCACCGATCCGACCCTGCTCGTCGAGGACACCGACCCCCATAACCAGGGCGTCATGTGCTCGTTCACCGTGCGCGCGCTCGCCCGCACGGTCGCGGTCTGAACCACGCCACCTTGAAGCCTGCCCCGCACGGGTGGGGACTTTCGCACGCCCACAGAAGGGAACACCATGACACTCACCCGTAACCCGGACGCCGTCCAGATCTTCGCGGACGCCGCAATTTTCGTCGGCAAGACGCTGTCGCCGAACATGCCCGCGACCATCGAGGACGAGTTCGATGCGACCTGGGACAACCTCGGCATCCTCAATGGCGACGACGGCATCAAGAACGCACGCGAGTGGGATACCACTGAGCACTTCGGCTGGGGTATCGGCCTGTACCGCAAGGGATTCAAGAACTACAAGGAATCCCGCGTGTTCACCTGCCTGGAGTCCAACGCGACCACCCGGCGCATCGCGCACCCCGGCTCGACCGCGACCGCGATCAAGGTCCCGCGCCCGGGCAACTTCATCCTCGGATTCGAGTTCATCAACGACCTCAGCGTACTCGAGCGACTCATCACCGCGCGGCCCTCGACGTGCTGGATCCCGAACCTCGACCGCAACGAGAGCGATCCGACCGGCCACGAGGTGACCGCCGACATCTTCGCTCGCGGCGACGGTCTGCTGTACACGCGGCAGTACACCCCGATCCACGAGACGCAGCTCGTCACCTTCCAGGGCACCATCAGCGCGGGCAACTTCAAGCTGCTCTACCTGGGCGTCCCGACCGGGAACATCGCGCACAACGCCGCGAACAGCGCGGTCAAGGCCGCCCTCGAAGCGATCCTCGGCACCGGCAACGTCGAGGTCACCGGCAGTGCCGGCGGCCCATACACGATCACGCTGCAGAACGAGTTCGCCGGACAGGCGAACTCGCTGCTCGAGGCCGACATCACCGGACTGACCGGCGCGACCGGCGTCATCATCGCTGACGCCGCCTGAGACGCGACCGGGCCCGGGATTACTGGCGTGGTTCACCGGGCCCGGTCGCACCCTCACGAACCACGCCAGCAAGGAACCACGCCATGACCCAACAACGATTGCCGTCCGAGGCCGAGGTCCGCGCCGCCGCGAAGGAGCTCGGCCTCGCCGACGAGCGGGGCAACTATCCGCAGCGCGACCGGGCCCGGATCGTCGCCGCGATCCGCATCGCCGAGAACGAGGCCGCCGAGGCCGCTTCCCCGCTCGCCGGAACGACCGTCCAGGTGCTCGCCCGGATCGACGACGAGCTCTATCGACACAACATCTTGGGCGGCGCGCGCGAGCGAATCCTCGCCGCGGTGGCCGTCCATCTCATCGAGACGCAAGGTCTGCGCCTCGACGCACCGCGCCTCGACGGCCCGAAAGAAGGAGAAACCACGCCATGACCACCCCCGCCCCCCGCAAGACCTCCGCCCGCAAGGCCCCCACCAAGCGTGCACAGCCGCACAAGACCGCTGGTGTGCGTGTGCCGCAGGACCACCTCAAGCCCGCCGCGCAACGCGAGGCCGAGGGCGACGAGTTCGTCGAGTTCGAGCACAACGGCGTGACCTACACCGCGCTCGGCAATCTCGACCGCACCAAGGGCGTCGCCAGGCTGCTCGACGAGCGCCGCGGCACGCTGGCCCTCGAGAAGTTGCTGGGCCCGGCCGAGTACAAGAAGTTCCTCGACACCGACCCCTACGACAGCGAGTACGGGGACATGCTCGAGAAGTGGGCCGAGGCCTGCGGATTCGACGAACTGGGAAACTGATCCTCCTGCTCCGCCTGCTCCGGGAGATACCGGACAAGGTCGAGCGGGACCTGCGCCGCTTCTGCCATGTCCGGTACTCCGACCGGTGGCGCTACGACGCCGCCGGGACGCCGCTGCTCACGCTCCGTGAGATCTGGGTCCTCATCTGCGACCTGCCCGGCAGCGCCGCGATCGTGGCGCACGAGAACGGCGGCGTGCCGCGGTGGGGAACCGTCGAGCACCTCCTCGCCGACATCTGGGGCGCACTGGCCGGACAACCGCACCCAGGCCGCCCGAAATCCCGCGCCAAACAAGCGATCACCGCCGCACGCCGCCGCGCCACGCAGCGGGTCAAAGACCGGTTCGCCAAGCGCAACCGCCTGATGGGCAACGCCGAGTGAGGGGGTGACCCATGGCCACCGCGTACGCAACTCTGCAGGTGATCCCCACCGTTCGAGGGATCACCGGCCGCATCGAGCGGCAGATCGCCGCGCCGCTGACCGCCGCCGGACAGAAAGCCGGCCGGGACACCGGCAAGGCCATCACCTCGGGTGTCGGGTCGGCGAACTACGAGTCGACCGGCCGCTCGGCCGGTGCGAAGATCTCGCGCGGACTGACCACCGCCGGGCACAAGGCCGGCCGGGACACCGGCAAGGCCATCACCTCGGGCGTCGGGGCCGCGAACTACGAGTCGGCCGGACGATCGGCCGGTGCGCGAGTCGCGCGCGGACTGGCCGATTCCGGCCAACGTGCCGGTCGGGACACGGGCAGGGAAATCACCTCGGGCGTCGGCGCGGCGAACTACGAGGCCGCCGGACGATCGGCCGGTGTGCGAGTCGCGCGCGGGGTGACCGGCCATGGCCGCGCGGCTGGTCGCGAGGTTGGTAGAGAGATCAACGCCGGTGTGCGCGAGGAGGACTACGAGTCGACCGGCAGGTCGATCGCCAGCCGGATCGTCTCTGGACTCACTACCGGGTTGCGCGGAGTGCAGACCAGCGCGCGGGTCATCAACAGCGGATTCGAGGCTGCCACTCGGGGCCTGTCGCTGTTCGTGGTGAACGCGAGCACGATCGCCACCGGGTTCGGGATCGCGGCTCGAATGGTGAAGAGTTTCTCGGCGGCGACGTTCGTCTCGGCACTCGCCCTGCAACAAGTTGCCTCGGTAGGCCTCACCAAGCTCGCTGGGGCGCTGCGCCTCATCGCCGCGATCGCCAGTCGTGTCGCGCGAGAAGTCGGACAGGTCACTGCGGCATTCCTGGTGCTGCAGGGCGTCGTGCGCCTCGCAGGGGCGATGAACTCGTTCGCGAGCGGGCTGGCCAAGATCACCGTAGGTGCGTCGATCGCGATCGGCGTGGTGTCCGGCCTCGGCGTCGCGTTCGCCAGTCTCGCCGCGACGATCGGCGCTGCCGCTGGCGCCGCCGCTGGCGCTGCTGCGGGCATCCTCGGCCCCGCCGTTGCCGCCCTCAAGGTCGGAATGTCCGGGCTGTCCGAGGCGAAGAAGGCGTTCGAGACGCCACCCAGCGGTGACGGTGGCGCGTCGCAGGCCAAGGCCGTCGCGAGCGCGGCGAAGAGTCTCGCCGACGCCGAGAAGGGCGTCGTACGCGCGAAGGAGGACGCCCTCGAGGCCGAGGAGGACCTCACGCAGGCGCGCGAGGACGCGCAGCAGCAGATCGAGGACGTCAATCGGGCGCTGCGGGACAACCGACTCAACGAACGCGAGGCGGCCCGGGAGGTCCGTAAGGCACGCGAGGCCCTCGCGGAAACGCTGCGCGATCCGAAAGCCAGTGCCGACGACCGAGAGGAGGCCGCCGACCGGGTCGAGGCCGCAGAGCTGAGGCTGATCGAGACGCAGGAGCGATCCCGCGAAGAGGAGCAGAAGGCCGCCAAGGCCAACCGCGCCGGCATCGAGGGTGCCGAGCAAGTCGTGGCGGCCAAGGAGCGGGTCGCTGACGCCAACGAGGCGATCGTCGAGGCGCAGGAACGCGCAACCGAGGCGGCGCAGGCGCTCGTCGAGGCGCAGAACCAGTCGGCCTCCGGTGGTTCGACCGTGGATCCGTTCTACGCGATGATCGGCGAGCGTATGGCGCCGATGCTGACCGCGTTCGACAATCTGAAACGTACGGTCACCGACGACCTTTCGTCCGCACTGATTCCAGCGTTCGCGAATATCGGCACGTTGGCCGACACCGTGTCGCCGAAAATCTCTGCCCTGGCTGGCGTTTTCGGCCGTATCGGCACTGAGGTGTCCAAGTCGCTGGCCGGTCCGACGGGGGTGGCTGCGTTCGACCAGATGGCCGCGGCGTCGAACACGTTCTTCACGGCGCTTTCCGCAGGCGAGAACGGCCTCGGCGGATTCACGCTCGGGCTGAGCCAATTCGCGGCGACCGCGGCGACCACGGTTTCCGGGTCCGGCGGTGGACTGAATTCTCTGCTGCTGAGCCTCGGCGACAAACTGCGGAACATCTCCGCCGAGCAGATCACCGCGGCATTCGACCGGATGCAGCAGACGTTCTCCAATATCGGCGCTGTCGTCGGCCCGCTGTTCAATCTCTTCAGCACCCTCGGCGGCATCTCGGCCAAGGCGCTCGGGCCCGGATTCTCCGCCGTCGGCGCCGCCATCACCGAAGCCACGCCCGGACTGGCTCGGATGGCCGAGATTCTCATGCCCGCCCTGAGTCAGGTCATGGAGCGGCTCGCCCCGCTGATCCCGAGCTTGGTGGAGGCGTTCACGCCGTGGGCGTCGACCCTGGCCGCGATCGCCCCGCCGCTGGCCACCATCGTCTCGCACATGGCCCCGCTCGCGCCATATCTACTGATGGCCGCGACTGCCTTCAAAGTTGCCGGTGCGGTCATGCTGCTATGGAATGCCGGGGCATTCGCCGGGGCGGTCGCGCAGGGTGTGTTCGCCGCGGCTACCGGCCGCAGCGCCATGACGCTGACCGGCAACACGATCGCGCTCGCCGCCCACCGCATCGCGCTCATCGCGGGCGCGGTCGCAGCGCGCGCGTTCGGCATCGCGATGGCGTTCGCCACCGGTCCGATCGGCCTGATCGTGATGGCTGTCGCCGCGGTCGGCGTGGCGCTGTGGGCGTTCTTCACCAAGACCGAGGTCGGCAAGCGGTGGTGGGAGGCAATCTGGGGCGCGATCAAGACCGCCGTATCGGCGACGTGGGAATTCCTGAAAGTCGCGTGGGACTGGATCCTGGTCGCTATCCAGTGGATCGGCGACAAAGCCATGTGGCTGTGGAATTCCGCGATCAAGCCCGTATTCTCGGCAATCGGCTCGCTGATCGCCAAGTGGTGGACCGGGATAGTGCAGCCCGCATTCGAGGGCGTGAAAACCGCATTCGGGATTGTCGGCGACGTCATCTCGTGGTGGTGGAACAGCATTGTTTCCCCGGCATTCTCGGCCGTCGGTGCCATCTTCTCGTGGTGGTGGAACGATCTGGTCTCGCCGATTTTCAACAACGTGATGACGATTTTCGGCAAGGTCGGCGACGTCATCTCGTGGTGGTGGAACAACATCGTCGGCCCCGCATTCGATGCCGCAAAGACCGCGGTCGGCGTGCTCGGTGACGCCTTCACGTGGTGGTGGAATAGCGCTGTAACCCCCGCTTTCGACGGCGTGAAGTCCGTCGTCGGCAAGTGGTGGGACTACGCCAAGGGCGTGTTCGACCTGATCAAGGGCGGCATCGGCAAGGTGGGCGAGGCCTTCGAGGCCGCCGGCCGAGTGATGTCGAGCATCTGGGACAAGGTGCTCGACGCCATGCGCCCGGCGCTGCACGCGATCGGCCGTGCGCTGTCGGCGGTGCCGACGTCGATCGGTCCGATCGACATTCCTGGCGCCGCGGTCGCCGTCGCGCTCGGTGACAAGCTGCAGGGCTTTCGCCGCGGTGGCCTGGCGAGCGGGGCAGGCACGGGCACATCGGATTCGATCGTTGCGCGCCTGTCGAACCGCGAGTTCGTCGTGAACGCGCTGGCGACCGGCAAGACGCTGCCGCTACTCGAGGCGATCAACTCCGGCTGGACCCCGCCGCCCTGGCTGCTCGACCTCATGGTCAACGGCCTGCCGAAGTTCGCCACCGGCGGCCTGGTCGACACGCAGAACTGGCTGCGCGGCGAGGCTGGCAAGCCGTACCAATGGGGCGGCACGGGCAATCCGTCGTGGGACTGCTCGGGCATCGCGGGCGGCGCATGGGCCAAAGCGACCGGCAAGAGCCCGCGTAACCGCTACTTCACCACGGGCAGCGATTTCGCCGGCCTCGGCTGGCAGCCCGGCCCCGGTGGCGCGAACGATCTCACGATCGGCACCAACGGCCTCGGCGGCTCGTCCGGGCACATGTCCGGCCGCATCGGCGATCTCAAGTTCGAGTCCAGCGGCACCGACGGCGTCGAGGTGGGCGCCGACGCACAGGACCCGTCGAACTTCGCCAAACAGTGGCACTGGCCGCTCGGCGGAAACCCGCTCAACAGTGGCGACCTCGGCAGCGGGGGCGCCGCGGGCGGCACCGGCACCGGCGGCCTCGGCCGATCCGGCGCAGGCGCGGGCGTCGGCACGACCGGCGGCGCGAGCTCGGCGGGCAGCACCTCGCGCCCGTCGGGCACCGCCGTCCCGGTGTGGCTCGACAACTGGCACGAGATGCCGGGCACCGCCGCAGCGCCGAGCGCGAGCGCCGCGGCGGCGAGCACGACCACATCGTCGGACTCGGCGGGCGTGAGCACGACCGCGGACAACACCGATGGCGCGTTCGACCAGTCGGCTGCGATCGCCGCGGCATTCGAGAAGTTCGGCGGCGCGATGGCGGGAGCCGGCGGCGAGTTCCTCAAGGGCCAGAAGTCGGCGATCCCGGGCATCGGCGGCTACGTCGAGGGCATCGAGAAGACGGTGTCCAACGTCTCGATCGTCGTAGCCGACGTCTACGAGGCCATGGGCGCGATGACGCGCGAGCAGAAGCGCCAGACGGTGGGGAAGTAGGGAATGGGCGTACACGTCACCGTCGAGCTCTACGGCTGCGACGGCTCACACTTCTGCCTATCGGGCCCGGACGCGGGCGAGCAGGGCGTCGTGCTCGGCACGAATCCGCAGGGCCTCTACGACGCTCCGGTCAAGGTCGCGATGAAGCGCGGCGCATTCGAGATCGGCGGCAAACCGACCAAGGTCGACCGGCCGTATCGCGAGGTCATGCTCGGCCTCGGCGCCTACCACGACGATCCCGACATGTGGGCCGAGATCGACTCGGCGCTGCGCATGGCGCTGGACTACGAACTCGACCCGTGGGACCCCGGCGCGAAACCCGCGCGGCTGGCGATCACCACGCAGCGCAGCAAAACGCGCTGGCTCGACGTGCTGCTGCTCGAGTCGCCGATCATGGCGATGGACACCGATCCATGGGACTACGGACACTCACTGCTGCCCGTGACCCTCGTCGCGCCACAGCCCATGTGGTACCAGGACGACTGGCTCGGCGACGAGGAGCACCCGGCCGGATGGGAACTCGAGGGCGCCTCATCGGGATCGGGCGAAGTGTGGGTGTGCAACCCGACCGACCGGCCGATGGCACACACGGTCATCGTCACCGGCGACGGGCGCGCGCACATCCCCGACCTCTCGTGGACCGGCCCGAAGGGCGCGCGAGTGCCGGGCATCGACTTCCGCAGCAAACAGGACCACTCCGAGCGAATGCTCGTCACCACGCCGATCGGCGCCGTGAACGGTCACGGACTGCGCGCGCATGTCGACCGCCTGCGCATCCCGTTCGAGGACTTCACCGACACCAACGTCACCGGCCTCATGGGCGGTAACCGTCTGCTGCACGTGATCCCGCCGTACACGCCGTGGACCGCGCTGCCGGTCGCAGCGTCGAACGTCACCTCGCCGAAGTTCGGGATCCTCTTCCGTCAACCGTGGCTGTGGTCGCGGCCGTGGGGATTGGAGATGTTCTGACATGGCGGTGATGTCGGCAGACCTGCTCGCCGAGTGCGAGGCCATCTGGCAGGTCACCGAGGAGCGCGAGCGGCAACGCTCGGCAGCACGACTCGAGCCGCCCGAGGTCATCGTCTACGACGGCGAGCACCGCCCGCAGGGCTGGCTCGACGCGCAGTATCTCGGCGATTTCGAGTGGGTCGACAACGACACCGGCGCCGGGATCACCGAGCTGCCATGGGATCACTACCTCGCGCAATGGATGTGGGACGAGTGGGGCCGCATCCAGCGCGGCGAGAAGCGCGTCGTGCACATCGTCGTCGAGTGCAGAACCGGCGGCCGATGGTCCGGCCGCCTCAATTCCTGCTCCTCCGAAAAGCGCGAGGATGGATCGAAAGTCCTTGTCGTAGAATGGCTTTCGGACTACGAGACGGTCAAGTGGTACACCGTCTGGTCAAACGCGGCGCTCCCGAGCGCTCTGCAATTTCCGCGCGTTTTCACGCTCGCGGGCGGTGCGCGCTGGTGCCTCCTGACGGCCCTGCACCTCCAGGTCATGCGCGAGCAACAGAACTGGTGGAACCTGCCCGACGACCCGCTGAATCCGGCCTCGTGGGTGCCCGCCCATGTGTCGCAGTGGTCGGTGGTCGTCAAGCCCCACAGCTTCATGGACGACCTCGCTGACGGCATCCTCTGGGCGCTGTTCACGAGCCGGTTCAAGAACTGGCACGACGCCGCCAAGCCGATCCTCGCCGACGCCGAACTCTCGGTCGTGTGGCGGCGCTACATGCCCGACCTCGGCGACGAACAGCCGATTCCGGGCATGACGCTGCGCCCCGGCGCGCTCGTGATCGACATCGTCGACAAATCCGGTTACTACAACCAGGGCACCTCGAATGGCGGCACCCTGTGGGACGGCCTCGTTCGCACGCTCGCGCACCTCGTCGGGGGATTCATCGACCCCGTCGTCGAGGAAGTCGCCGACATCGACGAGCCGACCTACAAGATCCCCGGATTCTTCTCGACCGCCAAGACCACGCCGTACGTGGTGTGGCTCGAGGGCACCGAGACCGGAATCCAGTCGAGCAAGCACAAACGGTGGCCGTCCAAGGGGCAGCAGGTCGTCGTCGGCGGCCACTCGATGTACGGCGTAAACGAGGCCATATCGGCGGCCGTGCAGCTAGCATTTGACCTGCTCAGCGCCGCATTATTCGTGCCCGCGGTGGGTGGCACCATCGACACCTTGCTCGCCCCGCTCTACACCGACACCGTCCTCGCCTGGATGAACGTCAAGAGCATCGAGCGATCGTCGAACGACGGCTGGGCCGGATATTTCGAGTACTTCCAGGACGGCGCCGACCGCGCGTTCACCATCGAATCACTGCTCGTCCTGCGCGCTGGATTCTGGGCGACGAGGACGAAATTCGCTGTCGAGGTCGACGTCGCCGACGGCGCACCGTGGACCTTCGGCGACCAGGGCAAGGGGCACTGCTGGGTCGGCGACCGCGTCGGATTCGGAATGCTCGACGACCGCTCGGGCCGCATCCATGTCGACCGGATCAAGTCGGTTCGCCTGCGCTACAGCGATACCGAGCCGCTGTCGTGGATCCCGGTCATCGGCGACAACGCCGACGACAAGGACCCCGCCGTCCGGGCAATCGAGAAACTCGAGTCGGTGTTCGCCGCCATGCATGACCTCGGCGTATTCGGCTGACCTCAACCACGCCAGCAAGATTGGAGGGCCGCATGTCGCAGCTCGTCTACTTCCACATCCCGCCGAACCGGTCCGGCCCGTGCCAGCCGTACGCCGAGCTCCGCTCGGCCGTCCCGCCGCCCGTCGCCGCCGCGGCGCGGACCCTCGTCGGTGAGGTCGCGCAGTTCGACGAATGCGAGGACGACATCGACGAGGCCACACAGGTCCCGGTCCGATACCGGGGCCGTGTGATGGCCGCCCCGCTGCACGCGATCAGGCCGATCCTGTGAGCGACGAGTTCGAGCCCGCCCCGCCGCAAGCGCCCGGCGCCGGCCGACCCCCACCGCGGCGCCGAGCGTGCAAGGTCTGCGGCACCCGGCGCTGCCCCTGCGAGTGGTGCCACATCGAGTGCGGCCTCGATCACTCGCCATGGCTGCCGGTCGATACCTTCCCGACCGTCGCCAACTGCAATGTGAACTGCCCGTCCGAGGCGTTCCTGCCGTTCCTCGTCGGCCTGCCCGGTATGCGCGGCGCGTCGATGGCCGTCCCGGTCGCCGGACTCAAACAGTGGTCCGAGCGGCTGTGGAATGGCGGCGCTCGCCGGGTCGCCCCGCAGACCGAGTTCTACTGGCCACCCAAGGCCGGCGAAATCAACCCGACATTCGCCGCGGGCGATTGGCGCGACGAGCCGCCACCCGAGGACTGGACCACCGAGGTCGACATCAACGCGCTGTCGGGCGTGATGCAAGCCGAGCTGAAACGCCAGTTCGACGAGCGCGAAGCGGTCGCCGCCGCGGCCCGGCCACCCGAGGTCGAGCGCGGCTACGTGACCAAGGTGACCCGATTCGACCCGACCGAGCACACCGTCACCGAGGTCCTCGCGCATCTGCGCACCGCGAGCCCTGCCGAGGTGGATCGCGTGTTCGCATTGGAGGCCGAGACGAGCAAGCGCGCCGGAATCCTCAAGCGGCGTGCGCAATTCGGGAAGGGGACATGATGGCAATCGAGCGATACTGGCCGCTCGGCAGCGGCCACGTCGTTACGAGCGGATTCGGCGACCGGTCTGGTGGATTCCACTGGGGCACCGACTTCGGCCGCGACGGCGGGTCGGCGGGGATGCCGGTCTACGCCGCCCAGGCTGGCACCGTCACCTACGCCGGGCCCGCGTCAGGGTTCGGGCAGTGGGTGGTGATCGACCACCCGACCGAAGCCGGCTCGGGTACTACCGTTTACGGGCACGTCATCCCCGAAGTGCGTGTCGGCCAGGAGGTCGAGGCGGGGCAGCGCATCGCCCGTATCAACGGCGACCAGCGCACCAACGGGGGCGTGGCCGCGCATTTGCACTTCGAGGTGCACCGTGACATCTGGCGTCCGCCAGGGCCGGGCCGTCTGGATCCGCTGCCGTGGCTCGCCACTGCCCGCGACCCAGCAACACGAGACGACGAGACAGTGGTCGGCCTGACCCCCGAGGTGCTGGCCGAGGCCATGGGGCGGACTGTCGCGCTCGACCGGTACCGGCAGCTGTTCCCCGCGGTGGTCGAATCTCTGCTCGCTGCGGGCTGTATCACCGTCAACCGGGCAGCGATGTGGCTCGCGCAGGTCGGGCATGAATCGGCCGGATTGAAGTACATGCGCGAGATCGCTAGCGGCTCGGCCTACGAGGGCCGCCGCGACCTCGGCAACACCGTGACCGGTGACGGCGTGCGGTTCGCTGGGCGCGGTCCGATCCAGATCACCGGCCGTCACAACTACACGCGGCTGTCGCAGTGGGCGCACGGGCGCGGCCTGGTCCCGACGCCGACTTTCTTCGTCGACCACCCCGAGGCGCTCGAGTCCGACCGCTACGGCTTCATGGGCGTCACCTGGTACTGGACTGCCGCTCGGGACATGAACGGCTTCGCCGACCGCGGCGACATCGAGGGCGCCACGCGCGCCGTCAACGGCGGCCTGAATGGACTTGCCGACCGCGTCACTCGCTGGAACCGGTGCCGATCCCTCGGCGCCGCCATCCTCCCGATTGGAGATGACATGACACCCGACCAGGCCAAGCAGCTCGCCGACGTGCACCGCGAGCTGACCCAGCTATACCCGTCGCGGTCGGCTCACGCCGAGGATCCGAAGAAGCTGGTCGACACCCTCGCGGGCATGTTGCTCAACGTCGACGGCCGCGTGCACGAGGTAACCATCGAACTGCCGGCCAAGCTCGACAAGCTGCAGCAAACCCTCGACGAACTGCCCGCCAGGATCGCGGCGGCGGTCGCCGAAGTCGGCGGCAACCCGCCCAGGGACGTGGAGTGATGGGCCGCCGCTCGGCCGATGCGCCGACGCAGGTCCGGCACCCGTGGCGAGCTGTGGTGCGTACGGGGTTCCAGGTGACCGTCGGCGTCGCTGCGGCCATGCCGATGATCGTGACCGCGAGCGGCCTGCCGGAAACGGCTACCGGCGTCGGTGTCGCGCTCGGCGTCTCGGCCGCGATCACGCGCGTCATGGCGATACCGGCCGTCGATATCCTCATCGCCCGTTACGTCCCATGGCTATCGGCATCCGGCGGCGGAGAGTGATCGCAGACCTGACCACAGTGTCGTGGGACCAGGTCAGCACTGTGGGCCTGGCCCTGATCGTCATGGGCCTCGTCGTCACCGGTCGCCTCGTCCCGCGCGCGACCGTCGAGCGTCTGCTCGCTGATCGCGACCAGCGCAATGCCTATCTCGAGCGGCACATCGACGCGCAGCAAGCGGTCAAGTCAGAGCTGGTGTCGCAGAACAGCGAGCTTCTCGGCACAGCCCGGCTCTCGGCCGCGCTACTTCAAGCCGTCGCCCCGACTCCGAGGGAGACCCATGCGGTTCCGAGCGAAGAGTAAGCGGGAATCGGCGCAGACGAGGCAGGCGCGCGAGGACGCCCAACGCGCCGAGAGCGAGCTCGCCGAGGTGCGCGGCCGGCGGCCGGTGGTCGACCACATCGCCGAGGTCATCAATCACGCGATACGCCGCAATCACTTCGGTGAGTCCATCGAGGCGGCGATCGAGCTACGGAGAGGTACATGAACACTCGATGGAACCGCACGTTCCTGTGCGCGCTGGCGCTGGCGGGACTTGTCGCGTTCGTCGTGATCCCGGATCGGGAGACGTCCGCGACGATATTCCTGGCCGCCGTTGCCGGTCTCGGCTGGACGTTCGTCCTCGCCTACGGCATCCGCTCGGCCTGGCAATCCACGGCGGCCGGGCGCGGCGTCATGCGGCTCATGCTGTGCATGTCACTGATCTGCACGCAGGGCCTCGTAACGATCCTGACCGACTACAGCTATCCCGGCCGCGGCGTGATCCGGCCGCTGCTGCTGCTGTTCGTCGCGCTCGCGGTCGGTGATCTGCTGCTGACGCTGTTCCGTCTGCAGCGTGAGCGCCGGAGGTGAGGGCCGATGACGCAGCCTGACGGCGCGAATCCATCAGGCGCGAAGAATCCGACCCGGCCCGGCGCGTTCTTGGAGTGGCAGAACGAGACCGAGGCCTCGATCTACCAGAAGTCCAAGGCGCCGATCGTCGGGCCGACCGGATCGGCGACCAGGGCGCAGCGCGATATCGCCGCCACCGACGGCAACGTGATCCCGAATGGTGGCGGGTTGTGGAAGACCTTCACCCGCGACGCGGACGCCACTTTCCCGCGAATTCTGCTGTCGCCGACCGCCGACCGCACCGGCTCGGGCGGCTCGGGTGACACTTCGCACTCGCACTCGATCACGTTCGATGATCCGCCGGATTACCAGCCCGCGGGCGGTGGCGCGAACACCATCGAGTTGGGATTCCTCGAAGTCAGTAAGGACCGCGGGTATTCGCAGGTCACGTTCGGTACCGGCAACAGCGTGACCGCGCTCGGCATCCAGGCGATGTACGCCGGCGCCTACCTCATGGAGGACGACGGATCGCTGTCGCTCATGGCCGCCACCGGCGATATCAAGGCCTCGGTGGCCAGCACGAACCGCGAGTACACGTTCGCCTTGCCTGCTTCGGTCGATGCACTCAAGTCCGAGATATGGGCCGTGGCGACGCTGCAGGTCACCAACGCTGTGCAGCAATGCAAGTCGCTGCTCGCGCACCGGCTGTGGCCGATGGTGGCACCACCCGGTCAGCGCCCGGCCGCGCTGTACGGCTACGCGGCGTCGGCGACTTCGCTGCCATCGACGATCGCCTACTCGTCGATCACGTTCAACCCGGGCATCTGCCCGTACTACGCGCTGTCCTAGGAGGTTGCCGTGCCAGTGACGATCACGCAGGACATCCGCGATATCGCGGGAGTCGACGACGACTCGGTGATCTGGTTCTCGCAGCACGAGCATCCGCGTGCAGCCGAGGACGGCGTCACCATGATCAGCACCCGCAGGGTATCGGCGAAGCCGGTCAGCGGCGTGCTCACTGTGCAACTCGAGCCGGGCCCGGCTCGCGTGCAGCTCGGCCCCCGCAGTTACGACATCGAGGTGCCCGACGTCGATGGCCCGCTGCTGCCGCTGCTGCTCAACGGCCTGCCACCACCGCCGCCCGGCGGCACGGCGTGGGTCCGCAACCGCGGCCGCGTCTACGCCGTCGAGGACGTGACGCTGTCCTGGCACAACGCCCACATCGACGAACTCGACCCGTCCACCCTCTACATCGTCTTTCCCGACGACGAGTGATCGGAGCATCAGATGGCCCCCGCACGCCCGTACCCGCGCGCCCTGCAGTCCCTGCTGAATGGCGAGATCAGCGTCGCCCATGCGTGGCGGGCAACGCTGCACGACGCCACCTACACGCCGAACTACGACACCCACCGGTATCAGTCGGACCTCACCGGCGAACTGTCGACCGCTGGTGGGTACATCGTCGGCGGGATCCTGCTGGCGAACAAGGTGCTTGCCTATGACGCCGCGACCGATTCGGCCTGGGTCGACTGCGACGATCCGCTGTGGGATCCAGCCACGTTCGATGCGCGATGGTGTGTGGTCACCGACGTGAACGCGGGCACGGCCGCGACTCGACCGCTGGTCGGCATCGTGGATTTCGAGGCGGTCAAGTCGCCGGACAACGGGCCGTTTCGCGTGCAGATCGGCGGCATTGGTCTGTTGCGCCTGGCGTCGCTGGCCTGATATGCCGCTATACCGGCGCGGCGCCGCGCCCGTCGATGTCACCCTCGGCGCCCGCGGCGCACTGCGCGTAACTCTCGGAAATCGGGTGATCTGGGACGGCACGACGCCCGTCACGATCCCCGCGGCGCCGATGCGCGCCACCGGGTCGATGCCGGACCCGGTGCTCGTCGTCGGCGTGGAGCCGTCGGTGTCGCCGATGGCCGCCGCGGCCACGATGCCACCCGCCGAGATTCGCGCGGGTGCGACGGTGGCAGCATCCTCGGCCGCTGCCGAGGTCGTCATGCCGGGGCCGACACTCTCGGTCGGCGTGACGGTCGAAGCCTCGCCGATGGAGGCGACCGCCGTCATGCCGCCGGCCTCGGTCGGCGAGACAGTCGTCGAGGCCTCGCCGATGGAGGCGACCGCCGTCATGCCTGCGGCGAGTGTGGTTACGGGCGTGACCGTGCTGGCCGAGGCGGCCGAGGCCGTGGCCTCGATGCCGCCGCCGGACATCGCGGTCGGCGTGACGGTCGAGGCCTCGCCGATGGAGGCGACCGCCACCATGCCCGAGGCCGAGATCGAGATGGGCGTCACCCACACCGACAATTTCAACCGGGCGAGTCTCGGTGCCGGATGGGCTGTCGTCGGCTCACTGACCCCGGTCATTACCGGCAGTGAGAAGGCGCAGGCCGGTACCGGCGGCACCGTCAACACGACGTCGGCATACGTAGCCCGATACGCGACCGCGGTCACGTCCGACACTCACCGCTCGTGCGCGACCCTGGTCGCGCCGACGGGGAGTGCGAACCTCAACCTCGGTGTCGGATTGTGGGTCCGCGGCACAAGCGGCGGCGACCGCGTCGAGGCTGTCGTCACGCCCGACCAGGTGACGTTCTACACCAAGACCGGCGGCAGCGGCGGCACGAGCACCTCGCGGCACAACCAGACCGGCCTGAGCATCGCCACCGGGGCATTCATCGAACTCGTCGCCGACGACGCCACCTATACCGTCTACGCGAACGGTGTCGAGGTGGCGTCCTGGACCGACACAGGCGGCGTGATCCCCATCGATTCGAGTCACCGGCATGTGGGCATCGCGCCGCGGTCGAATCGCTCGTTCTCGTCGACCTACACCTATGGGTGGGCGCTCGACGACTGGATCGGTCGGGACGGCTGACCGACAACAGGAAGGCACCACCATGGCACTCGATCACCTCTACATCGGCCCGATGCTGCTGCAACAGGTCGACACCGCCTATCCGGCCGTGGCCGGCGCGCTCGCCGCGGGCTACCTCTACGACGCCGGCACCGGCGATTTCGCGACCGATCCGGGCGGATCGATCTATCAGTTCGCCGCGCTCGAGCCGCTCACCGTCGCCGACATCCCGGACTCCACGGGGATGCGTCAGCGGCTCGCCGATGCCGTGCTCGCGCAGTTCCGCAACGTCGGCGTGCTCGACGAAGTGACCGAGGTGACGGTGCGGTGGTCTGACTGGTCGCCGCCCGCAGCGCCGTAACGCCCGCCCGATGCGACAGCGCCCCCGATTCTCACACCGAGATCGGGGGCGCTGTTGTCGTGCGTTCTGGGCGCGGGCACCGGATTTGAACCGGCGACCTCCCCGGTCCCCGAGGTGCTCTCGATGTCCGGGTACCGGTGCACCTTTCCCGAACTCTCCCTGGCTGAGCTAACCCGCGCTGGCGGGAGTCTACCGACAGGATCCCGCCGCGGCATCACGAATTCCGGCGATGGTTGCCGCTCGATCCGCCTCGCTCAGCGATGGCCACTCCGGCGTGGCAGGCAAATTGTCGATCGTCGTCTCGGCGGTCGAGGTGGCCGTCGCTGGGTCGATGGCGCGCAGTTGATCGAGTAGCGGCAGGATGTCGCGGCAGGCCTGTCCGCGCACCGCCGAGGCCGGCGTCGGGGCTGTGTTCGCCGCGGTGGCGGATTCTGCCGCACTCGACGACGGCGAGGCGACGACGGCCTCGCTCGATGCGCTCGGCGTAGCGGTCGTGTCGGAATCGGTTGCGCAACCGGCGAGTACGGCGGCGCACAGTGCTGCGATGGGCAGAGCAATTCTCATCTCGGCGACGGTACAAGCGCAGAGCCGCCCCCGCTGACCTTGTGGTCGGCGGGGGCGGTTCGTTGCGCGCGGGGCCGGTTAGTCGCCGCCCTTGTCCTCGCGGGGATCCTCATTCCAGAGGTCGCCCGCGTTGCCATCAGGCCCGGGTCCGGTCAAGTCCGCCACTTTCGTTGTCACCTCCTTGGGCATGATCTGGCGCGGCCATCGATACCCGTGCGGTCAGACCGCCTCGGTATCGGCGACGCGCAGTTCTCGGTGCGCGGTGATCTCGCGCCGGGCCCGATCTACGTGGGCCAGCGTGGGCGCGACGATCACCTCGACATCCGCCTCACGCGCGCCGACGAGGATTCGCCGGGTGGCGTCGAGCGCGGTTACGGGGATTTCGAGGATGCGGGCCAGCTCGAGGCCGGCCGTGGCGGCGTACCGCTCGACGGCGCGCCGGTCGGCACCGAGGCGGCTGCCGGAAATGTCGCGTCGGATCACCGCCAGCGCCGCCCGTAGCGGCTCGGCGGCCGTCACCGCTCGACCTCGGTGTCGACTACCGACGTCGGCGCCACGTCGACCGTGACGACCGGATAGAGCACCATCCGCGTGCCGTCGTCGAGTTCGTCGAGGTCTGGGCCTTCCAGCGCGTGGACGACGCCATACTCATCGACGGCGCACCAAGAGCCATCGTCCCGCTGCATCCATGCCGCGGGCTCGTCGCCCTGATCCTCGTCGACGTGGTCGAGTTCGCCGATGCCCTGCATCATCGGGCCAGCCGGTGGCGCGGCTGGATCCGGCCGACATCGACGAGGTGCGCACCGCGCGCCCGAGACTGGCGCTCACCGGCGAGCCGCGCCTCGATGTCCGCCACTGACGGCCGATCGTCGACCGGCGCGCAGAGCATGTACACCATGACACCGACCGTTACCGCGAGCGTTGCGGCGAAAGCCATGATGGCCCAGATCATGCGAGGCCTCGGGAGTTGCGCGGGTCCGGTACGACGTGACCGGCCGCGACGAGCGTCTCGTGCGCCGCGCGCTTACGGGCGCAGGAGTCGATCAGGCACGAGGCGTGCCGTTGCATGGCGTAGTGCGCGGCCTCAGTGGTGAACGGTCGCTCGGGCGCCTCGTGCGGCCACGCGAGTGGCAGATTGGCGCGGTCGAGCAGGTCGTCATCGCCGACGATCAGTGCACGGTTTTCGGATACGGACATGTGCCACCCCCCAGGGGCGTCGGATGATTTGGTAGGCGCCCGACGCCGGGGCTGATGAGGGAGAGCGACCCGGCGTCGGGGCCGATCTCAGAATCGCGCGGTGGGGGGCATTACCGCACTGACAGTTTCGATATGTGTCGCCCGAAACTGTCAGTTCTGTATCAGGGTTCGAGCCGCACCAGTTCGGCGAGCTTGCGCATCTCATCGGTGAGCGTCCGCCGCCGCCCCACCATCACGCCGACGACGTCGCGGGCATAGCGTTGCTGTGCGATCCATTCGGGCGCCATCGCTGCGACGGATGCGAGTTCACCTGTCGCCTCGGACCATTGGCCGAGCTGGGCGTGCGCGGACGCCATATCGAGGCGGTGCCGTAGCCGTCCGGCCGCGGTTGGCAGCAACAGTGCAGGCGGGGTCCGTTCCGCGAGTGCGAGCGCGAGCGCGGGCTGCTCGGACATTGCCGCGGTCTCGGCCGCGATGTACTCGACCGTGGTCGGTCCGAACACCCGCGTCGTCGCGGCTTCCGGGAGGAATTCGCGCCCGATCCGGGCGGCTGCCGCGCGTGCCAGCCCCAATGCGTCATCGCGCTCGTGTTCACGATTGTCGCGGACCGCGATCGCGGCAATGTACAGCCATAGCTGCCCCCATACGGCGAGCCCGGACATGGTCGCCCGTGAGAATCGGGGCTCGATCCGATCGGCCCATGTGGTGGCGAGCGCGCGAGCATCGCCGAGGTTGCCTTGCCGAATCTCAGACCACACACGGGTATTGATCGCACCGGCGGCGAGCACCTCGTCGTCGGCCGCGTCGACCGCCTGATCCAGAACGATCGCGGCGTCGGCCCACTGCCGATTCTGGACGAGCAACCAGCCGACCATCGCCAAGGCTGAGGAGCGGAGCGCGCGGTCGTCGGCGGCGGCCGAATCGCGCAGCAGCGCGGGCGCGGCGGCGGCCATCTCGGCATACTGGTGTGCGGCCATGAGTCGCTGCAATCGCCGCAGCTCGGTGCGCACCTCGGCCGCGGTCGGTTGCTCCCCCTCGGCGGGTGCCGGCGGTGCGGCGAGTGCGTGGCGCACCGGCCCCCACAAGTCCAGGGTCGGAGCGTCGGCTGTATCGGCGTCGCCGGGGTCGTTGCCCTGTAGCACGCTCGTGGTCACGCCGAGTGCCTCGGCGAGGCGCCGTAGCGTGGCGAGTCGCGGGTTTCTGCACGACGGGTCACGGCCCTCGAGCTTGGATACGTAGGACGGCGACAGGCGGGACCGCGTGGCGAGTTCTTCCTGTGTGAGCCGCCGACGCTTGCGGATCGAGGTGACGCGGTCGGCGAGGTCCCGATGCTGCGTATGATTGGACACGATTCCTCCGATGTAGGAGTCCGCACCCCCGGGCGGTGGCACCCGCTGCGGGGGTCTTTCTTTGTCAGGGTACGCCCGTGGGACGCAATCGGTTTCGTGGACGCCGTCCACGAACCGCCCTATGCTGAATCCCGACCACGCCCGGCCGAATCCCGATGAATCCCGAATTACCGCAGGACAGAGCAGTGCAGCGCCCCATTACCGCAGGTAGTGAGGGTGCACCCCAGGGGTTCGATTCCCCTAGGCTCCACTC